AAATACGGCCAGCGCCCGCGCGTCCTGGCCGTCCCAAGGATCGGAGGAAACTACTTCGCCCCGGCGCTCTCGGACTTCTTAGCGTCCTGGACGTCCTGTGCCAACCGGGTGCGGTGCCATCCCAGCGCCTTCAGCTCCCCCGCGATGGCATCGAGGCGCGCGGCTGTGGTCTTGCTGAGCGCCACCCGCTCGTCGAGCAGGTCCGTGATCGCCTTAGCCTTCGCCTTGGCGAGTTCCGCTTCCTGCTCCAGCAGGGTCTTGGTCGGATTATGCTCTGCCATACTTAACTACCCTGACCTGAGCCCGCACGACCTGCCCGCTCTTGGGATCCGTCACTTCCGGATTAAACCGTCCAGTGTCATTCCCGTCCTTGTCGAGCAGCGGGGGGAAATTCTTCTGCCCCTGCACGACGGTCTCATACTTCGGAGCGTCCTTGGTGCCGGAGTTGACCTGCGCTTCCCAGCGCGTGACGGCCTTCACCTTCGGCTTCTGTGCGACGGCTAGCTGGATCTCCTGCATCAGCCCGCCGAGGGACTTCTCTTGCAGGGGAAAACCAGCGAGGTCGAAAACTACGTGCGCCCGCGTGGTCCTGCCCACGTTCGTGTCCATCGGGATCGTGGTCAGCTGGTCGAACGCGACCGTCCCGCCCTCTTCCCCGTTGTCCTTGACCTGCTTGAGTTGAAGGTGAATGTTCAAGAATCCCGCGCCTGAGCGCTTCCGGGCCTTCCCTTCCCCTTCCCACTGGCGCTCGGCCTTCACGCCCCTGTTCCCCATGTTCAGCGTGACCTCATGTTCCCCGTCGTCGGCCAACGGCGGGTTAAAGAACTGCTCCGCATCTACATTCCCGTCGACCTCGACGAGTTCATTCATAAGATCCAATTGGTTGATGTCTGGACCCGTTGCTGCTGTGCTCATTGCGATTGCTCCTAGTTGTGAATTGCACCAATTGCCGTAGTGCTCGGTTTATGCGGTCTTTCCCGCCGTCATTAACGCGGATGCCTTCTCCAGGCAATCCCCGCATAATATCGCTGTCGAACTTTCGTATCCTGGCTCCTCGCCGCAGATCACCGCGAGCTTCACATCTGTCCCGCAGGCATCGCAAGTGATCCGGGTCCAACTCCCATTCCCAATCACCCGCGCGATCTCTTCGGAGCTTACGGTCTCCAAATCCAGCCGGTCCAGAATCCTTCCGATCTCATGCTTATCGGGTTGGTTCAACTGATCGTACTGCTTATGCCAGCGCTGCGCTACGATGCGAATCAGGCCGCGCTCTGTAGTGAGTTCGATCATGCCTTCGCGTCCTGCACTTGCGCTCCCAGCTTAAAATCGAGGAACCGTTCCAATCCGCCCTCATGTATCGTCAGCGGCACGTACCCACCCGGAAACACGCGGTTCAGTTCATCGATCCTATCCAACGGGAGCGAGAGCTTCGCCGGCCAGTACATCCGCGTCAGCTGCTCATCCGGATGCGGGCCATAGTACGCGCGGTAAGTGGTCACCAGGCGGCTCTGGCGATCGGCACCAGTGACGCTAGCTGTCGACGCTACTAGATGGAACGTATCGCCGAACTTCATGGCCGTCCGGGCCACCGCCGCCTTGCCGATGGTCGCCGGGCCCAGGACCGAGTCCTTCACGCCCGTAATATCGTCCGTCCCCTTGGCCTCGTGCGCGGTCCAGACGACCCTAGCGACTGGGAGCGTCGCGAACCTCGGCACCAGATCCAGCAGAACGAAATCCTGTACGTGCCCATAATGCGCCCGACCGGACTTTCCGAACTTGAACGTCTGCGTCTGTACCTTCCCGTCCGCGACGGAATCAATCTGGTCTTGAAAATCCCCCACAATATCCTCCGCGATCTTCCGCTGCTCCCGGATGTGGTCCTGCATCAGCATGGAACTGATCGTCGAGAGTCCCTCGATCGCGATCATCCCCACCGGTGCCGATCCGTCATCTGACATAAGCTTCCCATCCTTCCACTTCGCCGCGTTCAGCTGGGTCTTCATCCCATCCGCACTCGCCCGCGGATTGGTCGCGCCTTCGGAGAGCTTCACCAGCGTCGGGAACGGATGCCGGATGTGCTGGATGTTCCACGCCTCAATGCACACCGGCCCGGAGGGCGTCAGCGTGCCGAACGGCTTGCCCGGATGCGTGACCAAATCCTCAATCGGATCCCACCCACTGTCCGCCGAGAGCAGCCGCGAGATCCGCCCGGTGCGCAGGAACTCCCACTTGGCAAGCTCGCCGAGCTGGACGGTTTTGCCGCAGCCAGTATCCCCGTACGCAAGTAGGCTATCGGGTCTATCAGCCATTTCGTTTCTTCTCCTTAAACCTACGGCGTTCATGGTAGCCAGCGTTCAAAATTGCACGACAAGGCTTACAAATGCGCTTTCCATACGTGTTCAAACTATAAGGGCCGCCGCAATTCGGACAGCACGTTTTTGTGCTCTGGTAATGATGCGGACCTGAAGCCATCAATCCATCACGTCCGGCATCTGCCATATTGATCGCGTGCGGGGCTTGATACAAATGCTTCGGATGAATGCACGATGGAGTATTGCACGAATGGCATGCTTCGAGTTCATCCGGAACCGGAGTGCCATTAAATTCACCAAGTATATAGCGTGTGCACAGAATTGGATAATCGTTTCGACTCACGCGCCCGTAGCCCTTGGCGTCTTTCGATCCGAGCCACAGCCAGCAGCTATCCGTGACCTGAACCATTGCGAAGAAGCGCAGGTCGAGATCGCGCTCCGCCGGCCACACCGCGAGAATCTTTTGCAAATCGCTAGGAGACACTCTCAACCTCCGGCTGATATTGCGTTTTAATTTGGTAAAGCCCTGAACCTACTGGATCTTGAGCCACATGAGGAGGTCCCCAGCACAGATTCCATGCGGGGCAAAGTCGGTGGAACCAGTCCCCGCACCGCTCGGTCGTCTGCGGGAAGACCTCATCCAGCCGGGAGTTCCAAGACTCCCACAGTTCGCTATCCTCGGGATGTTCCGCGAGTCCTGCCTCATACTGCCGGATCAGCAGGAGATCCCGCGCGTGCTTGGCCTCCCCCGCTTTCGTCTGCCTCTCCCACGAGCGCACACTCGCCGTCGTGCGGAAGTGCGGGATCGGCATGACCCACGCCGAATCGAGCGCCGCGATCCCGGCTCCGCCAACGCCGCCCCGATCCAGCAACTCCATCCACGCCTTCACTCCCCCGTCCGTCTCCCAAACGTTTGTCGAGACCCAGTCCTCCCCGCGCTTGTGGTTCACGCCTCCCGGGCAAGTCCCGCCCTTGGCATACTTGAACGGATGTGGCTCGGTGCACGTATAGAATCGTTCTGTGGCGAACTCCGGCGCGAGCAGCCCGGTCAGGTCCGTCTTGCGCAGCCCCTTAATCAGCGAGGATTGCGTGGCGTAGGCCCCATCGGGATTCTTGCGCCGAGCGCCCTTGACCAGATAGATCATCTGGACGCCCCGGATCTGCGGAACCCTTTTCTCGGCATAATGGTCCAGGAACCACTGCGGCAATTCAGGCGCAGTCGGACAGCCCACATCGTCCCAGTCGTCCAGTTCTTTTTGCCAACGTGCCAGTCGCCTCTCAGCTGCCCAAGCCTCCGAGAGTCCCTGCATGTCCGTCCGGGCGTCCTGATCCCGCTGGGCCGAGTACTCCGAGGTCGTCTTCCAGGAGATCACATAAAGATCCCCATCCGCCCGGGAGCGCACCAGCGCGTCCGGAATCGAGCGGAACAGGACGCTCCACTCGTTAAGGCTCGCCTCAATGCGAATCGTGCCGTTTGGCGACTCCGAACTGCTGAAGCGTTCTTGCGCGACGAGCGGAGCCGTGTCGAGCCGCTCGACCTCGAGCACTTCGTATAGCTCCAGCAGTCTGGGGATCACTCTCGTTCCCGCGAGCCTGACCAGCGCCTCGGTGAGCGCCAGCTGCTCGGCATACACAAAGGACTGGGACTCCAGCGCGTCCAGGTCGAGCTGCCGATCCTTACACTCGCCCTGGAAGTGGTCGCACGCATCGATTACTGCTGCCTCGATCAGCACAGGCCAGTGTATATTCGGCTGCATCCCCCCGAGCATTAGCGTTCGAAGTCCGGCGTGGACCGCCCCGCCCGTAGCCAACGGAATCGCCACCTTGACCGGGGAGAACCCAGTCCCTAACGCCTCGTCCATCCAGTACCGCGCGCGAGCGCAGCGCTGCCGAGTGAGGATCCTAGACCGCGACGTGAGCAGTTCGACCATCGACCACCTCCCGCTTGGCCAGCATCCCACGGCGTTTGAACTCCGCGCGGATCATCGGGATCAGAATCCTGCGCCGCTTCGGGTCGTTGCCTATTCCTAAATTGCAGTAAGCCTCGCTAGCATCCCCCGATAGTGCATTGTGCGGCGATTCATGCTCAGCATAAGCGATCCAGTTTTCATTCGCGCCTTCCAGCGCGTGCTGCGCGGTTCGCAGACCAATCAAACAACAGCAGGAACAGTAGGTCAGCTTCCCGTCCTGCGCATGCGCAAGCAACTGCGCCAGCCGTTCATCTGTATAGAACTCCCGCATGAACTTCCGTATGACCTGCTTCCGTTCCTGTTGCTTCGTCATCGCTTCCCTCCGTCCGGTCATGTTCGCACTACCTCGCTACCATCCACCACCGCGACATGCGGCTCGTCATACATCTGTTTTGCGACGAACCACTTATCCTTTAGCAGATCTCCGATTGCCACGACGATCCTGTCCACGCGACGTGCCCTGATTGGCTTGCCCACAAGCGCAGTCCAATCTTCCACATGAGCAATTCGCAAGCACTCGCTTACAAACTGAAACGCCGCATTATGATGCCTGAGGTCATATCCGCCGAATCCCTGCGTCGAGCCGTCGCTCAATTCGAGTGTGACAAATGCCGTGAAGATCCCGTGGTCCTCCGGCCCCAAATGCAAACTCCGAATCACCGCATTCAGTTCTTCTGTCATCGCTTCCCTCCGTTCACCTTTAATGCCCGCGCGTGATTCCCGCGCTCCCTTGCCTGGAGCCGCTCGACCTCACCCTGCATTTCTCGCCTTAGCTCAGCCCGCCCGGTGAGCGCCCACGCGACCGTCTCCTTCTTGGTCCAGCCGCGCCGGGCCGCGACCAGCTCCAGCGCGCGGTCGATCTCCGCCGGGAGCGCCAGCGTGACTGTGCGCCACTCAACTAGCTCCGTGAGATCCAGATCAGACAGTCGCATGAGCTTCTGATCCTTGCGCTACACTGGAATCCGTCTCGACATTTGCCTCCCACACGTTATCCACGAACCGGCCGCGGATTTCGAAATCCCGGCCGGTGCGCTTTAGCCAGTCCGCAAGATATTCCGCATCGACGTCCAGCGTGTCGTTCATGTGTTCCAGTGCATAAATTGTGGCTCTGTTTTTGGAATCCCCATTTGCGATCAGCGCGCTGGTTAAAAGTGGAGCGCCCAACAGTGGCACATATCCGAGCGCTTCAATCACCGCGCCCATCGCGCAAGAGGTGTTCGCGCCAAACAATACGTGCCTGCATTTTCGTCGGAGCGCCCTGCCGAGAATCAATGCTTCGCTAAGCCACATTTGCATCTCCTTGCACGTTGTATTTCCTCCTGGGGACAATCACTACCCTACTCCGATCCCTAGCGTGTGTCAATAGCGAATCGCGCCAAGTTTCCAATTATTTTTGCCAGCGCGTCCTGCCATAATCTCCTGTTATATTCCAGCGCAATTCCATTTGCATTCGCCCGGGCGAGTGTCCCCAAATTGAGCCTTGACATCCGTCGCGGAACTGTCATAATAGCTCATCCCTAACAGGACCAGCAGGGGTCATGTCCTGCTGAGTGAACCACTTGGACCCGTGCGCGGTCCTCCATCCGCCGCGCGGTCCAAGTGTGCCCGAATGGAGATCAATGCCAGACGAAAAATCCGCCCCGCCTTCTAAGATCATCCTTCCTTATGTTCATCCGCCCCGCGAGTGGATCGTCGATCAGATCATGCCTATCGGCCAGCTTTGCCTACTCGTGGGTCCGGCCGGCGTAGGCAAGACCACCCACTCTTTCGATCTCTGCGACGACATCCAGGAAGGCCGTCTGGTTTATGGACGCCAGGTTCGCCAAACTGGCGTGGTCATCGTCTCCTGCGACCGGGACGAAGACTCACACTATGACCGCCTCACCAGCTTGGGCATCCCACACCATCGCTTCGCCTTCTTCCCCCAACGTGACGCGCCTACTTCTATCGAACGCATCGTCTCAGCCTGCACCCATCACTACAAATCCCACCGCCTGCTCTTTATCGACGGCTTTGGCACACTCGTTCCGGACGGCAAGCTCAACGACTACGGTGTCGTCTCGCGGTTCCTGGCCGACTGTGGAGCTCTGTGCAAGAAACATAAGATCACCATCCTCGGATCTATCCACACCGCCAAGGCCAAAGAGGGCGAAGCCTACACCAGCCCGCGCGAGCAAGCTTTAGGATCAGCCGCCTGGGCCGGCTTCGCTGACCTCATGATCGTCATGCAGCGCGACAATCCAAAAGAGCCGGCCGATCCGATCCGTCGGGTCCATGTGTGCACCCGCGGGGGCGCCGGAGATTTCACACTCAAGTACAAAATGGACAAGGACCAGGGTGGCCGACTAGTACTCTACGAAGACCCCGTCGAACAGGATCTCATGAGCCTGATGGACTACTGGATCGGGCAGCAAGCCTTCGACCGCCTGATCCCTACCCGCGAGTTCATCCAAGAGGGTAAGAACTTCACTCTCTCCCAGTCCCTTGTCGAGAAATGGCTCTTCAATCAAGTGGAAAAGGGCCACCTGGATCGTCCTGTCCGAGGAAAATATCAGCGCGTTCGGACGCAGTAGAATCCGGCAGGCGTTTCCATTCATCCTGCAATCCCCAGATCAGATGCTCGTATAGCCAAGCGACATCCGCGAGTACTTTTTCTAGTTCAACTCCTTTGTGCTTATGTTCTTCCACACGCATAAGCTGCTGCGCAAAGTACCTAACCATCTGCTTCCAGGCGTGCTTCTTATACCGTCCCTTACGCCTACGTTGGGGAATCTTGGTCCGGGCCGGCCTAAGCGTGCAGTCTTTCAAATGCTTGGGAAGTTCCGAGGTCTTGAATCGCGTGCCGCACCATCCGCACGGCACCCATACGATCGGACGGCCGCCGCGGTTGGGTTCGTTCCGGGGGGTTGTCATGGGAGGAGTATAGCATGGCTTAATAAAATCTACCCCTGATTCCCCCTATTTCCGTACGGTTCATTGGATATTCCGCGCGAACCATAATGTAGCCAAATGGCTCGCGGATGGTTCGATCTTGATGATCCTACATGTCTTACCCAACGAACCATAACATATATGCCGTGGTAAAAGAGAGTGCGGCTAGCGGCAAATCAACCTGCGTCACAGCGAACCGCCAGCGAACCATACGACCCGTATTGTATTAGAGTTCAGCGTTACGGTTCGCGGGATTCGGCGGGAGTTTGGCTTATCCTGTGGCGTCCTAGCATAAGCGTTTGTTATGCCCGAGCCTACTCGCCGGTGTAGCCGTCCGTCCTGATCCCGGCGCGTCCCAGGAATGCCTGATCCTGCGCGTCTGGCGCGGTCCCAGCGCGTTCGAGCGTCCGGACCCACTCAGAGGCCAACGTGCGCGACTTGGCCGCGTGCAGCCCGCGCCAGGTCCCTGCTAGCTTGTGCAGGACCAGCGCGGCGTGATCCAGGGTGTTCGCCACTCCCCAGAGCGCCGCGTGGATTCCGAACCACAAGCCGCCTAGCAGGGCGAATCCAGTCACGACTTGCATGGCTTGTCCGTTCTGGGGTGCTTCGGGCACGGCTTGAACCCGTCGTGCGACTTGGTGCGCCACAAGCAATTAGCATTCGTGCAGTAGTTCTCCGGGTGCGCTTCCTTATCCAGCCGCACCCGCTTGGCAACGCCTCCGCGCGTAGTCATAGCCGTCCCGCCTTCGTCCGCGGACGTTCTGCCGGAGAGCGCCAGGGCTCGGTCTCCGAGCGCTTGCACGGCCGGCTTGCGTACCACTGGCGCCATGTCTTAGCAACCTTGCGCTGGTTAGCCTTCCAGCGCCACTCGAGCAACCGCCGCTCGATCGTGTCCCAGCACCAGGAGACCGCGCCGATTCCGAGCGCCCAGAGCACCAGCGCGGCGAGACTCCCGTCAGCTGGCATAACGCACCGCCTCGGATTCCTTGGGCTCGGGCCGAATCCCTAGAATATATTCCACGTCGATTAGCGCACCTTGCGGGAGCGAGTCGAATCCATCATGCTTCCCGAACGGCTCGTGTATTTCACTTTGACGGTTTAGCAGATACATATGAGCGACGAACATGGTCCGGGGATTCTGGCCCCAGCTAAACGGATCAATGTGACACTCGCACGGCTCGCCTCCGTTGATCTTGCAGAGCACGATGTACTCCGATTGGTCCTCGAATGTCCTGCCGAATCCCGACCGCGCGAGTAAGTATCGCTCGCGTTCCTCCGGCGAGCCTAACCGAATTGCCAGCGCGGGAATGAACGTCCCCGCGTCGCGAATCTCGATGATTTTGCTAACCATTGCTGACCTCCTTGACTAACCCGAATCCGCCACAGCGCGTGCATTTCGGCGCGGCTTCTCTGAGGCTTGAACCATAGCCATTGCAGTGCGAACACTGCGTATAGCCATACTTGTGCGGATTGAGCATGATAGCCACTGGATGTGGCTGTTCAGTTTGTGTCTTTGTCATCCGTCGGAGGCTCCTTAACCCTCCACAAGGCGCACTATTGCGAGTGCGCCAAGTGCAAGCCCCTAGGCGTGCGGAACTCTAGCGTATTGCCAGAGCGCCGCCCTAAGGAGTAGGAGCGTGCGAGCCTTGGTCACCTACTTAATCGGTGAATCACTACCTGCTTCGTTGCAAGCCACATTGGTTCGCCGCAATGCTCGAACACATGATCCGGTGATAGCTGGAAGTAATCCCCCCGTGTAGCGGAGAACTCCGCGCCACACATTGGACAATAGATAAATGAACTCGTGGAGTCTAGCAGGTCTTTAACTCGCACTTGGTTGAAGTGATTGGTCTGCATTTGCATCGGCTCTCCTTATAAGCCGTTTTCCTTTACTTCCGGCCCTTAATTGAGTTGCACGGTCCACAACACACGACCATGTTTAAGATCGTATGCCTGCCGCCCTTCACTCTCGGTATCACATGATCGAATCCAACCGGCTGAGTTCCGCAGTTAGTCTTAACCGGCCGACCACAGTACTTGCATAACCCTTTTGACCCTTGTACGAGCCGGACCAACTGAGCTCTAGTCACATCCCCCGCCTGGAGCCACGCCTTACGCTCTTGATGCTGATCCCGTCCTTCCACCCTCCGCTTAGTCCGCCAGATCCGCAGCTTCTTCCGCATGAACTCATCGGACGGTAGCTTATCCATTAGCGGCCGTCTCCCAGTGTGAAGTTATCGCGAAACGTAGCCATGAAGCAGTGTTCATAGGCGATCTTGTCTTTGAGTGCGGAGAATTTCCGCACTCCCTCTTTGGCGATCCTCAGCGCATCTTGCCAAGGATCGTACAGGATCGAACCGCCGGCCGTGATCTTGGCATTCATCACTTCCGCATGACGCAAGCCGGCCATGGCGCCCATGTCTTCAGCAAGCTTGGCTTTTGGTAGTGGTTTGGTGATCATGGCTTATATCCTTCCAATGAACCGCGCGGATCGGCGATGGGACATCACGGCTTCAAACTGTGCCCTTGCGTGTTTCTCATCGTTAATCGGTTGCAGGTCGCACGGATTCACGGCGCGATACGTCCAAGCAATTACCGCCTTGCCGTTATCGAGGAACGCGCGGAGGGCAATCGCTTCAGACGGCGCAAACTGGCAAGCCTGATTATCTCCATGCGTCTTGCCGTAGTTCTCACGCGAAGTGTGATCATGAACGCAGGCGCCATTCGTGATCATGACGATTTCCTTGGCGTGTTTGTCGTAGACCATTCGATTCGTGCGATGGTCCGGTAGGCGTGTGACACGCCATCCCTCGTTAATTATATGGCGCGAATCTTCCAGGGAAATTGCCACTACAGTGGACAAGCCTTCGCGGAGTGCTTCAAACTCTGCGCGATGGTCTGCCCATTTAAGATTCCCTACGCTTTGAATCGTGCCATCGTCGGCAATCAGTCTGGGAGTGTCATGGTGTACGCTCGAACCGATCGAGCGGAAGTGTGTTGCAGCGTATAGGTTCATCGACATATAGGTCGGCATCCTTTCGTATTTGAGTTAGCCTAACGACGTTGAAACCTTAGCTTGCCCTTGGCTGCGAGCTCCTGAATCGCTTCACTCTTGATGCGAGCCACATCGGCTTTGAGTTCGGCGAGTGTGGGAGTCCGGCCAAGCTTAGCGGCTAAGGCTTCGTAGATCGTTGGCTTTCTCATGAACCAAGAATACAACGTGCGGAATCGGGTGTCAATACCCTCATTCAAAGAATCTTACGTTTGGAATCAACAGCACACGATGTAACAGACGTTAAGCAGGGCTTGCCAATCTCAGTTAAGATGATATTGGATGCTACCGGATGGCGCTTGGCGCTGTGTTTGCGGGAAGTGGAATATGCCGGAAGTGCGGGCTTGCGGTGGGCTCCATGTTAGCCGCGGGTGCGGTCGGCCGATGCCCCAGCGCGTGATGACCTGGCGTCGCGTGCGAGAGCTCAAGGCGCAACATCGAATAGACGCGATCCTTCGCAAGCATGGGCTATAACATCGGACATTCGTGTCCGAATCTCCCGCGGTCGCCGGCCACTACATATAGATATAAGCGACCAAGGAAACAAGGAATCTTGGCGCGAGCCTTTGTTTGCACCAAATACAACGTGTGATAACGGGCATTATGTCCACTTTGCACGAGCTCGTCTGGACCATCCCGCGTCGTCGCGTCGTCGTCGTGCGCGCGGACCGCGCGGAATCGCTTGCGACGCTAGCCCTGCGCGAGTGCATTGCGCCTGCGGCCGCCATTGTTCGAGGAGGCCGGCCAGGGGGTCGCGAGGCGCGCGCTGACCATCCACAGCCCACCAAAAATTTTCGCACGTCTTGGTTGTATTTCATGCTACACTCCCCTACGTGCCCAAGCAGTCCATCACCTTCCAATTCGAGTGCCCATACCTTATTCCGTGTAACCCAGAGGAAGTGGAAGCATGTAACTGCGTGTGTCGGTATAGGATCAGGCAGGCGCTGATTGGATTAAAGCTCGGCGGGGATGAGCAAACAAAATCTAATGAGAAGGAGAAGAGGAAATGTTCTGGGACATCTTTATCGTGATCTGCTGCGCTGAGGCGCTGGTAGCGTTCGTGTGCGCGTGCGTTGGACTAACACGGCTCGATTAGCGAGAGCGCTATTTGATGTCCGCCGCGGTGGGAGACTTCCCCGGGTTCCTGAGCCGCCACTCGTGGATGGCGAGGGCTTGCTCGTAGGTGGGCATCGTTCCGGGCTTGAGGTTGTAAACGGCGGCTGCGTCCGAGCGTAGGCTCGTTCCCTTGGGATGGGTTGCGTGGAACTGGCGGATCAGGTCGGTGTAGTCGGCGGGATGGCGGAAGCTGGGACTATTCGGGGGCACGGGAGATCCTTTCGGTTCGATGGGCGGGATCGGAGCGCTCTTAGGACCTTTGCCTTTGGGCGCCGGGACGAGTTCCTCCCCGGTGGTGATGTCCACGGCGGGAGCGGACGCGGGAGTGAACGGAGTCCGCCGGACGAGTCCTGGGTTCCGACCGCTCACGCCCACCTCCGGGATCTCGCTTCCGGGGGAGAACTTCATGCCTTTGGCGACGTGTGGATTTGGCTTGAACGTCGGACCTGGGACGGGCAGGCCGGAGAGATCAGGCTCAGTCGCAGGCGGGACGAGTGGGCCGGTTCCCAGATCCGGCATGGGCGCACGACGGCCAGTGACGCCGATCTCCGGGACTTCCGAGCCGCTCGAATAGCGCATGGTCTTGGCCACGCGCGGATTTGGCTTGAACGGAGTCGCTGCTGGCTCGGGGAGACCGGAGAGATCGGGAACGCTCGCGGGCGGAACGAGCGCGCCTTCACCGAGATCGGGCGCACGTGCTCCGCGTCGACCGCTCACGCCGATTTCGGGAACCTCCGGGCCGGGAGTGAACTTGGGCACAGCTCCACGGGTGGGCTTGAATGCCTTCCAGTCTTCGAGGCCGGGGATCTCAGGCGGAGTGCGCGCCGGCGGGACGGGGAGGTTCCGGATGTCCTCAAGCGATGGGAGTTCTCCGGAGCGGACCATCTCCTGCCCGGCGGTCTGAGCGACCCGGGCGGCACTCGCGGCTCGCGACGCTGCGCTGGCGTTCCGGTAGGCTTGGATCAACTTCCCAGGTAGATCGGTCAGCCTCGCCAGGCCCTTGCTCTTGGGTAGGGCCATGAACTCGTGGAGCGTGGCGCCGCCGGGGGCAATTCCGCCGAGGGCAAACTGGCCCCAAGGATCCCCATGGCCCTGGAAGTCTTCCGAGCCCGGGATGGGCGAGAGCAGCGTGCCGAGCGGGTCGGCGGTGAACTCGGAGAACCGGGATTTGATGGATTCCCAGGGACTCGCCGGGCGGATTCCGATCGGAGGCTGCGTAGGACCGTTCGGATTGGCGAGGGCCTTGGCAATATCAGCGTCGGTGAAGTCCGCCGGGAAGTGATGCTCGGTTCCCTCGAACTGTACGACCTGATCCGCTCCGGGCATGGTGCTATTGTAGCCGGACTGGGTTGCCGTGGGCGTCGCGACCCCAGTGAGCGACAGGTGGAGGAGCACCGGGGACTGCCTGGATCGCAGAAGTTGGCGCGGACCCTCCACCGCCGCGGATCATCTGAACGATCCGCGGGTCGATCGCGCCCGGGTTCGTGCGTTCGATGTTCTTAATCGCGGTGAGCGGCTCGTCGCCGAGGGCGATCATTTTTTGGCGGAACGCCTCGGCGGAGTTAGTCCCGGCGAGGCCGATCATCGGGAGTTCGCGTTCGAGGCCCTGCTGGGACCAGCGGAACGCCCCGGAGCCTGTGAGGCGCCGAAGGCCGGTGATCGTCGGGATCGCGTTCATGAGCGAATTGAAATACTGGAGTTCCTCCGGCGTGAGCTTGGCTGTCGCGTCGCGCAGGATCTGTGCGCGCTGCTGGGCGACTTTCTGTGGGACTCCAAGCTGGTTGGTGAACCACTCGCCTACGCCGCCAGCGGAGACGCTCACTGGACCGATGGTCGCGCCCACGTGGGACGCTGCGTCCGCGCCGCCGTTGTCGAGGACGAGTTTGAGCGCGGCCCCGATGCGGTCGCGTGCGGCAGGGTCGTCGGCGAGTTTTGCATAGGACGCGAGCGGACGCAGGGCTGGGTTGTCCGGATCTCCCCAGAGCTGATGCGCGCCGACTTCGATGGCGTTCTTCATGTCCAGGGCCTTCGAGGGATTCAGGCCCTTCATGCGGTAGTTGCCGCTGGACGGCGCGGGAGCAGCTGGGGGCGTACCAGAAGTTGGCGGCGTGGCAGTCTTAGTGGCGGGAGCAACTGGCGCGAGCGATCCACCACCTGCCGCTCGGGGAGCACCTGCTCCACGTTGAGACGTGTTCGACGTGGGCATCGGCAGGAGTTCTTTGTGGTCCCCGAAGTCCACCCATTGGTAATGGATTCCGTTGCGGACGATGGGGACGAACTGAGATGAAATCGGCGCGGGTCCGCCATTTGCACCTTCAACGGGTGGGAGGGCTTCGCCGGAGCGTCCTTGAATGGGGATCACCTCGCCATTCGGGCCGTACTTGCCGAAGTTCAGTGTCTGGGATTGAGGCTCAATCGACATGGTCTGGCGGGAGTATTTATGTACTACCTTGCGGACCGGATCGAGCGGACCAGGGGGAGCAACACCTGGATGCGTGCGTTCGTAGAATGCTTGATCTTCCTGGGAAAGCTGGCCGTAGGGAATTAGGCCAACTTCATTCTGCGGTCCCAGCATTCCGAGCATCGGAGCGATTCCGCCGGGAGCGACGCCCATGGCGGAGAGTTCGGCTTCGGTGTGGAGGAGTTTGGAGATGTCTGGGGTGCCGTTTTCATCCATGACTCCGGAGAGTTCGCTAAGAATGGGTTGGATGGCCTGGAGTTTCTGTTTGCCGAGCGAGAGCGCCGCGTTGCCGGGGATCATCGCGCGGATGGCCGGAGACATGTAACCGGTCTGGTTGAACTCGTCGATGTCGCCCTGGAAGTTGGGCAGCGCTGGCGCAGGTCCCGCGACGGGGGCTACTGGGGCGGCAGGAATCCCGGCGTCCGAGCCGACTGCGGGGATGGCTGGAACAGATGGCGCAGGAGCTGGACCGGATGCAGTAGGCCCGGGAAAGCCCGCCTGACCGGATGCCGGACCTCCATTGGTGCCAGACGCCGGAGAAGTCAGGGGATTAGTCGCGGGCTGCGCGGCCGGAGGCGCTCCGCCGATGGGAAACGCTTCCTTCGCTCCCTGGCCGATGAACGGAGAGAACGGGCTGGAGTTCATCGCGTTCGGCGGGGCTGGAGCGGCTCCCACGGGCGCAATCGGGCGGTTCCCGTCGTGCGACTGGGCGAGTTCCTTGTCCCCGGCGGCGACCAGTTGCGAGTAGCGTGCCTGGGCTTTGGCGAGGTTGGATTCGAGCGTCGCGTCGTTGGGATAGGAGAGGAGTTCCTGGGAGAGCGTGTGCAATTGCCGGCCGGTGGGAGAGCCGACTCCGCCGTAGTATTCCGCGTTCTGTTGGGCGTTCTGGGCGAGTTCCTGGCGGTGCATGTGCTGGAGCCGCTGGAGCTGCTGAGAGGCTTCGAACTTCTGCTGATGAAGCTGAGCGCCGAAGTTTGGGTTCACTGCGCCCTCGGCACCGAGTCCGATGATGTCTGCGAGTCCTGGCATTGGCGCTATGCTCCTATGGTGTCCGACATTCCGGCGGAATCGGTGAATCCCCCGCCACCGCCGAGTTTGAACAGATTCCCGAGGCCGCCACCGCCAGCGACTCCCGCGACTGCCCCGAGGATTCCTTTGAGCAGAGCGGCACGGGCACTTTGGGTGATCTGCTGCTGGCGCTCGCCGAGTTCGCCCAGCGTGCCCGCGCCCTGGTTGGAGATGCCAAATAGATTTGCGCCAAGACCGCCTTGGGTGGCGCCGATTTGCGAGAGGGTGCTCGCGGCCTGCCCCCGGAGGCCGTTGAACAGGCCCTGGATCTGCTGGTTGCCCTGGAACGGCAGCTGGAAGAGCGTGGAACTGCGCCCGCCTCCGCGGGGAGTGAGGGTCGAGACGGCTTGGAGCGTCTGCTGGTTCGCGTTGTTCACGCGATTCACGTCCGGCTGGAGCAGGGCGGCGGTGTCAGCCGCAGACCCGCCCATGAGGGTGCGGAAAAAGTTTGCCCCGGCTCCCAAGTTCGACGTGCCCGCATTGACCAGCGGCGGGGCGGCGGCTCCTGTCGCGGCGTTGTTCGCCTGAAGGGTATTGAAGCCGGACTGGGTAGCGTCAGACGGACCGAAGCTCGCCATGCTACTGGACCCGTCCGCTCGCGTCGATCGGCATCACGCCGTTAGGAAACAGCGAGTCGAATACGTTGTCATCCGCGCGGGCTTGGTAATCCTCGCGCTCCGGGAATGGCCCGGGTTCGGGCACGGGATGGCTGACGATTTCGAACGCTGGCTTGGCCGGAGCTTCGGGTTGGACGAGCTTGCTCATCACCACCCAGGGTTCGAGCTGCATGCCCATGGTCGACGCGAGTTGGGCGAGTTTCCCGGCGGGCGTGAATAGGTAGACCCACTGGGGACCGACGGTCGCGAGAATATAGCGCTCGGCTGCGGCGACCAGGGACTTTAGCACGGACTGGTGGCCGTCGCGGATGACAAGCGGTTGGGCGTGGAGTTTCACCTGGAGACAGAGATATGCGATCACTTGGAAGTCTTGGAGTGCGCCGATAAAGGTGGAGATCGACGGGTCCGGGAGCGGATTCCCGGTCACGTCATAATCCGGCTTGACACTCGATTCGATCTCGTCCGGCGTCAATGGACGGAATTGGGTAGTTGAAGGGGACGAAGCCTTTGCGGTAGCGGAAGCTCCGTCCCCGGTGCTCGTTGGATGAGCGCTGGTAGCCGGGGGCGAGTCGACCCGTTCCGACGCCTCGGAGGAAGAACGCGGGGGCGGGAGGAATTCGATCTCGGCCATGCTCCATGCTAATGCCTGCTGGACGGGAATGCAATCCTATTGAACGATATATTGGTTGGCGACAGTGGGCAGGACCGTCGCGACCAGGGTGCCGTCGTCCTGGGAGATGTTCTGCGTGGAGCCGTCGCAGAGGTGCCAGAGCGATCCGGGCGGCAGATACGCGGGGGAGATGAAGAATGCCAGGAACCCGGGAGGATTCCCGCCGGTTCCCAAGTGCCAGGCGGTGCCGTTCCAGATCCAGTTATGGAAGTAGTCCGTGGCATGGAACTGGAAGTTCTTGTCATTCACGCCGAGCGCGCCCGGGAGGTTAGCAATTACATCCGAGTAGACGCCGTTGTAGTAGACCCAGGTTGGGACATTGGTCGGACTCGGGACCTGGACGGCGTAGCTCACCAGCCAATCGGTTGCGGTGAACAAGGATCCTGGGGCATAATCCGCTGCATTGTATAGCACGAGGTTTGCCATCGTGTCGCGGATGGTGACGAAGTTCACGGCGCTCCGGGACCAGTAGCCGTCGCCCGCGCCGGTGAGCGGAGCGGTGAAGATGTATTGCTGGCCGTTGAATGTCACATACTGGCCCACGACGGCGAGCGGATCGGGCGGGACCGGAAGACTCGTGACTACGGGGGCGTCGGTCGCGGATCCGGGAGGCGGGACGCCAGAGGGCGTGAGCGGCACGGCTGGGACGGATGGAGTCGCCGCGGTGGTCGGGGAGAGCGCACTCGCGCCGGCTGGGACGCCGATGGCGATCCAGTAGCCCGGATGGGGCTGGACACTGAGGGACTCGCCAGGCGCGAGGATATGATCCGTCGCCGGGACTCCGCCCACCAGCTCGGAGCGCGCGGAGCCGAGCGAGAGTGAGGCGCGGGAGCCGGTTTCGTTGTGGATGACAAATGGCCCGCGGCCCTGGACGGTCTCGGTGGGCGGGAGCAGAACGGAGGTGTTCGAGCCGACGTTCGCACTCACGGTGTGATCCGCGCCCGCGAGTGTGTAAGAGGTCGTGATGCGTCGCAGGTTCGCGGGGGGCGGCGCGGGACTCGCAGGACTCGCCGGGGCTGGAGCGGCCTGGGCCTGCGTGACCGCGTTCAGTTTGTCGTAGATGTCCTGGACGACCCGGTTGGTCGCGGGATCGGGATGGTTCAGCCGGGTGAACGGCGGGGCTGTACGTGCAGGACCTGCCATTGGAGCTATTGCAGATAGTTATAACTGAGCACGTCCGCTGCGACCGTGCAGGCAAACCAGGTCTGGCTCAAGTCGAGCGCGGCGGTGTTGGACACCGGTGGGAGGAACGCGGTGCCGCCCGCGCTCAGGCAATTGCCTACTGTCGTGCCGTTGCAGCTAGCGACCGCGACGACATTAGTCCCGCCGAACGCGATGGTCCCGGTGTTGTCGGCGGGAGTCTGGAGGGAGATCCAGATCGCTTTGGTGCTGGTGGTCGTGGAAGTCGCGAGTTGCTTGACTCCGCTCGTGGGGCAAGTAGTACGGCCAGACTTCAGGGCCGCTGTGGTGGCTGGGAGCGCAAGGATCAGCAACAGGGGAATGAGCCGTAGATGTTTCATGTTTGGAATTATACTCCGTTCTGTATCAATTGCCGAGGCATACATAGTTCACGTTGTCCGTCCCGGTGCCGAGGAGGATGAAGCTGCTCCCTGAGACGAGATTCACCCGCACGGGCTGGAGCGCGCTGAGATCATTCGCGTTGCACTGGTAGGAGGAGGAGTTGGTGTAGATCGCGGATCCCAGGAGCGTGATGGTGACGGTGCCGCCGGATAGCGCGGCGCTCCCATAGACGAGATGGGTGGTCGTGGTCGATTGCGTTCCGGCCGCGGAGAAGGTGAGCGGGTTCGTGAAGAGGTTCGCCACGGGAGTGGTGGAGTTCACTGAGAGCGGGGCGGTGCCGGTTGCCTGGAGACTCACCAGCTGGGCGCTGGAGCGGATGTTCCCGGTGACGTCGAGCCGCGCGCCCCCCACGGCATCTGCGGCCTTCAAGACGAAATTTTGTGGCGTGCTCGATCCGGTGTTCGCGCCAGCGAAGTTCACAACGTAGCCGGTGGTGGTGCCGCCGAGGAGCGCGCCGGAGATGTTCCCGGAGAGATCGTTGAAGCCGTAGAGCTCCACGTTGACCGCGTTGGAGAGCACGGCGAGGTTGGTGAGCGGGGAGCCGGCGGGGGTGAACATTCCCAGGCCGCTGATGAACACCTTCCCGCCCTGGAGGGTCATGAAGCTGGAGGGGCCCGCGACCGCCGTGTCGTTCAGCATGTAGGAATCCGTCAGGCGAAGATAATTCCCGGCGTTGTTGTCGACGACCAGGAACGGGTAGTTCGTGCCGCCGTTGGGATTCTCGAAGTGCGATCCTTTGATGACCACCTGGGCCGCTGCGGTCCCGGCGTCTCCGACTCGGACCTGCGCCTGGTCGAAGGAGCAGTCGGTGAAGATCACCTCCTGCCCCCCGCCCTGGACCCACACGGAGTTGGTGAAGGGACTCGGCGCGTCCGCGAACGTCACATGGTTGAACTGGAGGTTCTCTCCGGCTTGCGTCAGGCCGAACGGGAGGAGGAGGTTCGTGCCGTTCGACCGGAGCATCCCGCCGTTGAACGCCGTGATCCAGGTATTAGCGCCGAGTTGGGCGCCCACGCCGAAGCCCTGGACCTTGCAGTTCTCGCACACGAAGCCCTGGGCGCCCTGGCTCCCGCCGAAGAGCACGCCGATGGTGCTGGTGCTTGAGCCCGGGCCGGTGAGCGTAATGTCTCGCATCCCGTGGCCCATCTTGAGGCCGGTGCCGTAGTTGAACAGCAGCGCGGTTCCGGTTACTGGGACGAAGGTGAAGTTGGTCGCCGATCCGGCGTTGCCCTGGAGCGTCACGGGCTTTCCAGATGTGGCAAAAGAGAGCGCTGCGTCGAGCGAGTAGGTCCCGGCGGCGAAGGCGATGCGGCCGCCGTTTGCGGGGAGCGCTGCGTAAGCAGCTGCAATTGCCGGAGAGCAAGCAGTGGTGCCGTCCGCCGCGGCGCCCCACCATTCCGGATAGACCTGAGTGACCGCGCCCGGGCCAAAGACGATCGATCCCGCGCCGGAGAAGATCCGCTGGGTTGATGCGGCGAGCACCCCGCCATTAATCGTGAAGACCCTGGTGGAAGCAGGGGCGATGATCCCCTGGATCGCGAGGGCCATGGTCGCTGGGACGGCGATGCTCGAGGCGAACACGCAGGTGCCGGTGGGGATCACGAGCAGGGTCGGGGCGGCTGCGATGGCCGCGGTGAGCGCGGCGGTGTTGTCCGTCGAGCCGTCGCAAGACCCGCCGAAGTCCGTGAGCGTGGGGTTGTCGAAGAGCTGGATGTCTCCGAAGGTGTAGGGGGCGGCGAGCGCAGGCGGACCGCCGCCGGCGATCTGGATGTCGTAGCGGCCGTTCGCGGCGTAGAAGAACCACTGCCCGAACTGGTCAGCGGTGAACGGGTTCGCGAGGACCGTCCCGGTGTTGGTCGAGTAGATATTGGAGGGCTTAGTGACCGTGCCGCTCAGATAAACCGTCACGGTACAGAATTTGTATGACTGGACGAACCCGCGCGTTTGGGGCGAGCCGCCCACGCTCGCGGGCGCGACGATCACCTTGCCGCCTTGGACGCATTGGCCCTGCGCGCGCTCCATTGCAAAACCGGGGACGCATGAAAGCAGCGTCAGGACTGCGAAGAGAAGTGTTCGATTCATGCGATCTCCTGATACAATTGAACGAGCCGCACCGAACGCGATAACGTCCTGTGCGGCTCTGACCGAGACGATCTTGAAAGGAGATCGAGCATGGCTACCCTACATAATAGACCGATTCCGAATTTCACGCCGCAGCAACTTGAAGGCTTTTGGTCGAAAGTGCTCTGCGGGCTTGAACCGGATGCGTGTTGGTCTTGGACCGGATCAGTCGACAATGACGGCTATGGGCAATACTGTGGATTTCTGTCGCATCGGATTGGATATTTTCTGCAAACCGGGATTGATCCGGGGGCGAAAAATGTTTTGCATACCTGCGACAATCCGCCATGCTTAAACGGATTACATTTATTTTTAGGTTCACAGCGTGAGAACGCGATGGATGCCGTGCAGAAAGGGCGAGCGAACCGTGCGACTGGGGATGAGAATGGCGCGCGTCTTTATCCACAGCGTTTGATACGCGGGGATGCGCACTGGACGCGGCAGAAGCCCGAGCAGCTTAAACGCGGCGAAGCTAATGTCAGTGCCAAACTAACATGGGCTGAAGTCGATCTCATTCGCAGTTTATATAAACCGCACGATCGGCACCGAAATAGTTCAGTCGCGCTTGGAAAACGTTTTGGTGTATCGAATTCGCTGATACTTCAGATCGTGAAGAACAAGATCTGGATCAAGTCTTGAATACTGCCAATTGCAAGTATTCCGGGTCCTTCCAGCCTTTTGCTTCGAGAACGAACTCGTCTGGAAATAATGCGAAGGGCGTTCCGTGGCCGTCTAACTGTAGCGCAAACGCCAAATCCTTGACCCCATGATTCACGATCATTGGAAGCAAGAATAATTGCCCATTGGTGCTCGGAATCTCATAAGTAAAGGTGCGCCCGTCTTGGCATTTGATTGTAAACGTAACGGGAGCAGTTGAAATGAGCGCGGGATACATTCTACGAAAACTTTTCCAACCCGGATACGAGAGATTCAAAAATTGCGTGACCAAGAATGTCGACAGGTACGGCTGGAGGTACCAGGCGGGCTCCCAGGCGTAGATCCTCGGGCCGTCCGGGCCGCCGGTCCACTCCAGGACCACTCCGATGTTGCGGTACAGGGCGAGATTAGCCAGCGAGGCGATGTTCACCAGTGCCTGCTGGATTCCGTTCGCAGCGATCACCTGCGTGGTGGGCGCGTTGACCTGCGCGGACTGGAAGGTGGGAGTCACTTGGACCAGTCCATCGCCGTCCAGCTGGAGCATGGCGTCCGGGTAGAGCTTCTGGGCGCGCTCGTCGCCGCCGTCGGCGGATGGCACCAGGATCACCGTGTCGATCGGGACGTGGTTGTCGGAGTTGCCGCCGGCGAGCCAGATCGGGGCGCCGAGCAGGAGCAGTTGTTGTTCATTCGGGTCCGAAGCGGATGGCTCGTTCAGATAGTGCGCCACTACTGGGTCGGCGTAGACGTGGCGGAACCACCGCCCTGGGCGGTTCACCGATTCGATCTGCCAGCGGAGGGTGTTCGACGCCTGGACCACCGGCGGGGGGAGCGCCGGGACGACGATCTGGCAGGTGACCGTTGCCGTTTGCCCGAGCGAGTCCGTGACCTGGGCGGTGTAGACGAAGGTCCCGGAGGTGGTGGGGACGCCGGAGATCACTCCGGTGGTGGGGTCGAGTGTCAGCCCAGGTGGTAATGGCATTAGCTCATCCAGTGATAGTGAAAGTATACGGACCAGTGCCGCCGGACGCTAGTAGCTGCGCGGAATAATTCTGGCCCTTGGACGCGCTCCCCCCGCCGACGGGGCATGCAATGGTGACGATATTCACGGTGACCGTCCCGGCGACCCCGGTGGTCGAGAGCGGATTGGCGCTCGCGTCGGAGGCGACGATGGATGTGAGCGTGATCGGAATCGAGCCGTGCGTGACTGGGTTAGAGACCAAGAAGTTCAGGGTGCAGAGCGTCCCGTCGGCGATCACATTCGTGTTGAGGCCCCAGATCACGATCAGGTTCCCGGCGCGGTTCACCATCTTCGAAGCGCCGGTGGCGGACGCACCCGCGACGGCACTGGTGAGGGTGAGATCGGCGGGATTGTAGGAGAGGGTGAATTGCACCGATGTACAGGCATCGCCGCTCGTGCTGGCAATCGTGAGCGTGAGCGGGAGCGTCCCGCCTTCGATCCCTGAGCCGGATGCTAGAGTGAGCGTGATCATGTCTTAGCTGAGAATCGCGAACGTGTAGGGCGGAGTGCCGCCGCTCGCAAGCAGCATGGTCGAGAATGGCACGCCGATCATCGCGGTCGAGACAATCGGGCAGAGGAGCGTGGGCACCGGGGGGGCCGCGCCGGGGGCGACCAGGATGAACCCGGTACAAGCCGCTTCCGTCTCCATCGCAGTGAAGGCGAACCAGCCGCCGCCCGCGGTGCCCAAGACCTGGAGGGTGTGGACGAATTGATTGGGATAAGCCAAGCCGCCCGCGGGAGGATTGGTGAGTTCGTCGTAAAACACCGCAGGGGCGGTCCAGGCGCTCGCGATGAACTGGGAATAGTCAATCTCGTCCACTCCCGGATCGAATGAGAGATCCGTCAGGCACCAGAGGACCGTGAGCGTCGCGCCGATGAAGGTAATCGAAATATAGGTGGCTACTTCGGGCGGCGTTAATGTGGCGAGGGTGGTGGAGGCCGCGAAAGTTGGGGCCGTGGCAACGGTCGCAGAGGAGGTCTTTACCTTGCTCCCGTCGTTGTTGATCCAGGCGACGCTGAGTGTGCCGCTCTGAATGACCGCCTCTACCCATTCGACGCCATCGGTGTCGATGTTTACCAGCGTTCCGACGACATCCGCAGCCGAGAGCGTGATGCAGTTGAAGTGTCCCCCGGCGATGCTCACGAGATAAAAGAAGAAGGCGATCCCGGTGGACTCGTCGAATTTCGTGTAGAACATCCCCTGTCCGGCGCTCACGGCGGGGGTCATGGCCACGGCGGCAGAGGTGGTCCCGCCGCCGTCGATGGTCCGGTAGGAAAGCTGTCCTGCGACGGGGTAGATGATGTAGTAGAGTCCGTTGCTGGTGCGATGGAACAGCCCGGCCCCGGCCGCAAATGCCGTGCCGCTGTTCAGCGTCGAGACGATCGGAGTTCCATAAGTATCGGTCGCGGTGTCAAAATCTACAATCGCGAGGTTGAAGCTGGCGGTCTCGCGGTAGGCGATGGAAATGATCGCGGAGGCCGGGTCGGAATAGCAGACCAGCGCACCTCCGCTGCGGATCTGCGGGGCATTCGCGGCGTCGAGCGCCAGGGAGTTCACGCCGGCGGCGGTGGCCTTGAACACCGCGAGTCCGCCGGTGTTACTGTCGACCAGGACCTGATAGATCAGGGAGCCCTTGAGAAAGATAAACGGGTTGATCTCGGTCCCGGACTGGCGGGAGAAATCCGCCGGATCGGCCAGGATCGGCGCGAGGGTGACGATCGGCATGGGACCCTACGAGGCTCCGGACGCGGTCGAATAGTCGAAGTACACGTCCTCGTCGGCGGCGGAGAGGCGCAGGGCTGGGAGGTTGGACATGTTGACCGGGAGCAGACCATAGCTCGTCCGGGCGGGTTCCCCGTCGTGCGGGAACAGCGGATACAACCGGTGATCGGTGATCGACACCGCGCCCTGCTCAGTTGCGCGGTAGATCCCGTCGCGGCCGAGGAAGTAGACTCCGTCCGCACCGGCGCACACCGACCAGCGGGACCACATCCCGCCGGAGGGCGAGGGCAGCCGATTGAACTGGAACGTTGTCTGGCCGGGGACTCCGAGGGTCTGGAGATAGCTGTAGCGCGCGATATAGAGGTTCTCTCGGCTGCCCACAATTACGTAGCCGTTCCACACTGCTCCCGAGATCAGCGGCTCGCCCGGCGGGGCGATTTCCACCGTGTTCTGGTCCGAGGCGGCGTCCAGGTTCGAGATATTGGAATAGTAGAGCGTCCCGGCGTTGACGAGATCGCCCAAGGCGAAGGCGACCGGGGCGAGCGGCCCCTCCAGAGGTCCGAAGGCGAGCGGGAGCGGCTGGGCGGCGAGGGTCGGGCTCGCGATCTGGTACGGCACGTTCGTCTGCACGCCCGCGTTGAGGAAGAGTTCCAGGTCCGTGCCGATCCGGGACTGCCCGTAGGTCTGGAAGGCGACGCCGTTGATCAGGATCACGCTTGCCGAGAGCAGCGTGAGGTCGAAGTAGTCGCCGGAGTTCCAAGTCACCTTGGTGCCGACCACGTTCACGGTCCCGGAGCGTGGTTGCACTAGCACCGGCCAGGGCTGGATCAGGCTGAAGTCCGCTTGGGGAGAGGACTCGATGCTGGTATCGGGCAGGTTGTCTGCATAAGTCGCCGGGGCGAGTGCATTGTTTGCGACGGTTCCCACATAAGTGAAGTTCGTGATCGATCCGCCCAGGCGATAGATGTCGAGCTTGTCGACGTATGGCACGCCGTTGTATGCGAGGGCGTTCGGCTGGGGTGTGACCAGCACCTGCTCGCGCAGCGGGAACAGCTGGAACCGCAGGGGAGGACTCGGGACACTAGCCGCGCCTGTCCCTGAGTTCCGGTTGGTCGAGACGTAGCTGAGTCCCACCGGCGAATTGGGCTGGACCGTCGGCCCGTAGGTCCCAAAGAGATACCACCAGTCGAACCCAAACGTCAGCGGCCCGTTGGACTGGACGAACACCTGGAGCCCGGTGGAGTTCGAGAGCGAATCCCCGGTGTGCGCGCCGACCCGGTCGGCGCTGGCGATCGGCAGGAGGATCTCGTTCCAGCCGCTGGAGAGCGTGTCCGCCGTCACGGTCCAGCCGTAGTAGTCGTTCGCCGCGCCGGTGCCGATGTAGATTTGTAGCAGCAGGTATCCGAGGTTCTGCGGGGCGTCGCAGTAAAAGCTGATATGCATCCAGTCGTTCGCCGGGTCGATCGGGCGGGAGGATGCGGAGCCGAGGTTGAGCGAGAGCGAGGCGGCCAGGAGCGAGCTGGTGACCGGAGTGGCGCTGGCGACTGCGGCATAGATGTAATGCGAAGCAATGGTCTCGCCTGCGGCGTGCGTGCCCACGGTGTAGCAGTACCAGGAGAGCGCCCCGGCGACGGCGTCCCCGGCGAAGTGGGTGGCTAGCGTGGAGCACCGGATCGAATACGTCGAGCCGTCTGGGGAGAGCGTGACGGAGAGCACCCGGACGTACTCGCCCCCTCCCAGCCTCAGGACCGAGTTCCGGGTGAGGGCCTGGAGGTTCCCGCCTGTGGGCTGGGAGGCGAGTACGATGGTGCAGACGCCGTTATTTCCCAGGTCGTACTGGATTCCGGCGATCGTGGTCGTTCCAACATCAGCATGGACCTCGCGGACCAGCACGGTCTCGGGTCCGGTCTGGAGGATCACTTTCATCCGGTTGCCCATTTGGTCCGGCACGAGATCCCCGGGAGTGCCCGAGGCGGGGACGATCACGCACCATCCATTGGTGCCAACGTCGTAAAGAATCGTCCCGATCGTGAGTCCGGTCCCGGTGGACATCTGCGAGGCACGGTCGCCCAGGGTCACGGCTCCGGCGCCGCCCTGCGGGGCCCACCCGGCGGTCGCCTGCCCGATCGAGGCGTCGACGTTCGCCGGGGGGCCATAGGTGGCGTTGGCCACCGGGCCGGTCGCCGGCGGGGGGACTCCGATGGGTTGTACCACCCCGTCCGGCCTGACCTTCGCCTGTTTGTTCTGGTCGTACACGTACATCCAGGTCTCGGGGGACTGGTCCGGACGGAACGTCAGCAGCGAGAGCGGGTGCCCTGAGTAGTCTTGATCGACCGTGACTAGAGCGCCCTGGGGTCCGACGCGCAGGAGATTCCCGTCTCCAACCACGTTCGTGTATCCGGCGGTGTTGAACAGATCCGCCGGGTCGTTCAGCCTGCGCATGGAGTGCACGCGGGTGCCGGTGTCGTAGGGCGTGTATCCGGGGCGGGATTCCAGCCGCCCTTCCTCAACCACCCGCGCGTTTTGGAGCACGGGGAAGGTCTTGGGCGGCATCCGGTCGGCGGGGTGCATGACGTCCAGGCCGTCGCAGTCCATGCGTGTGGGGAGGCGGATGATCTCAGGCACGAGCACTCCTTGCGCGTGGCCGGGATTCAAGTTCGAGCACGCGGGCTTTGAGCGCTTCGACTTCCGCTTGGAGCGCGGCGAGGGCGTCCTTTAGCTCCAGGATGTATTCGCCGAGGGTCATCGGATCACTCCCGCACCGATCTGCTGTGGGCTCATAGGCGGCACGAGCAATTGCGTCTCGGGTTCGACCTGCTGGAAATACTGCTTGAGCTTATCAATCCCGTGCATTCGAATATTGTGCGACGAGGGCTCGTAGAAACTCCCGCCGTTTTGAGTGATCCATCTCCCGCCATAGTTCCCATCGCGGCCGTGATACTGGCTCTCGTTGGAGAACGTCGGATGGTTCGGTTTCTTGAACGTATCCGGTCCGTGGCCGCGCGGGTCGTTGGCAGCGCCGGACAAAAAATATCCATTCACGTCGTAATCATATCGGTCATTGAGCGGGTTCCGTCCGGCTGCCGTGCGTGCTTGGACCCACTGGTCAAATGCCGCTTGACGCGCGGGCGGGATTGGGGTGTTATAGTGCGCAGTGAAGTCCAGCGGATCAGACGCGGCAGCTTGGACCGGCGGGATAATCGGAGCGGGCTTGGGCGCAGCAGGCGCAAATAACTTGCTCGTTTGGGAAGAGGCAACTGGCGGAATGGGCCCCATGAAGGACATTAGCGCGCGGCCTCCATCCGGTCTGGGCGCGCTTGCCATTCCCGTCCTGCCATGCCGAAGAGCGGCTCCAGCATCCGGACCTTAGCCTTCGTGATCCCGAGGCGCTGGGCGCAGGCTCGGGCGAAGTTATCGTAATCGCCCATAGTGCTCGACAACTCCTTCCCGCCGCACTTGATGGTCAGGATGTGGGTGCAGTAGTCCGTGAGCGGGCCCAGATCTTCCTCGCCGAGCGGGATGAAGTCGGAGGACGCGATCGGGATGGGCGCGGACTGGACCACGTCGCAAGTGACGCCCGCGCTCCCTGGAACCTGACTGGAGAACGCCAGGATGTCGTAGAGCACGCCGGCGAGATTCGGCATTGCGCTTTGATTCCGCCAGAACGGCTGGCCCGCGTCGAGCGCGGCGAGCGAGTCGATCCCGAGCGGCACCCCGTTCACCATTACGCGCAGGAGACTCCGGGCGGACTTGGCGAAATCGAGCGCTTGTGTGTACCGGGTCTCGCAGTATTGGGCGCGGAGCGGATCGTAGATCTGGGAGTTCGGGCCAAAGAGATCGGCGAGCGCGGCGTACTTCACCGCGTGGATCCACTCGTCCGGGATGCCGAAGGTCTCGTTGGGATCGGTGAGATCGAGCGTCTTGGAGAGGATTCCGAGGATCTCCAGCGCTCCGGAGTTGGTCGGCGCAGGGGAGAGTTGCACCTGGAGCGGAGCGAGCTCTGCTTCGGAGTACTGCACGGGACTTCCGGGCTCGATCGTCCAGCGCGGGGAGCCGTGATCGACCTGCCAGGCGTCCTCGCGCCATAGATTCGTCCAGGCGCCGGGAGTGCCGCCCGAGCCGAAGTCTTGCCAAGCCGCGCGGTGAAGATAAATCACCGACTGGTCGAACTGCACTAGCCCGTTGGGCGGGGGGACGCCCGGGGGCGCGACGATTGCCGAGTATGGGAGCCGGGAGTCGAGCACGAATCGGTTCCGGGCGCGTTGGATGGCCTGGAGGATGTTCTGGATCTGGACCTGCCCGCTCATTCCCGCGCCGGAGATTCCATTCGCGGCCTCTAGCAGCGTGAATTGGATCTCCTGGGTAAGCTGCTGGAGGGTCCAGGTGCGGGTGCGCAGGGTCGGGAGGACTACGCTGAGATCGTAATACGTCGCGGCGGGAGAGGTTGAGAATCCCCCGCGCGTGCGCCAGTAGCTTGTGACGGCCCCGAAGACGCGGAGGCCCTCTTGGACCGCGAACGTTTTTTCGGCGTCGGTCCAATAGAGCCCAGCAGTGTCGTCGAGATTAGTCCCCAGCTGGGCGATGAAGTTCGCGAGGGTGATCTGAGCGTAAGGCACATTCTAGCGATTATTTGTAGCCCGGCTTGCCCGAGCATGGACCTTCGATCAGTCCCTTGCCGGGGGTCGTGGGGAGCTTGGACGCGCCGGGATAGATCTTGACCGGGGCCTTCAGTTCTGCCGAGGTGGGAGCGTTCCCGCCGTTGTATCCTGCGCCCGCGCCCTCTAGCCCGGATGCGGTCTTGCCTTTCACTTCTTCAGCCATGGGTGAACTCCTTTGGGTTCGATCTTAACACGAGACGCTACAAAGTCGGAGCGTGTTGTTGTTGGTAACCGCCATCGAAGAAGATCCCGTATGGTCCGGCGAACGGTCCGGCATAGCTGAGGTTCTGGTAGCCGAGCACGGAGATCCCGACGTTCTGGTCGTTGTTCCTGAAGTCGATCAGCATGTCCTGCCAGTGCGCCCGGTGCATCTGGGCCAGCTTCAGGTCATAATAGGGATTCGCCTGCGTGCCCGCGCCCTCTTGCATGTAGCTGGGGAGCATGGCACATTTCTCCAGCGTCATCTCCAGCAGGATCTCGCCGCGGTTGGCGACAAACGGCGGGAGCGTGGGATTCTGCTGCGTGACGTCGTATTCCTTGGCGATGTAGATGCACGGATAGAGATAGCCAGAGAAGGTCGGGGCGGGCCACAGCTCATACCGCGGGACGGCGCCGCTCACCTGCGAGACGCAGTTGATTACGAACAGATCCCCGGCGACGTAGGTCACGCCGTCGGGCCAGTAGATCTGCACCCCGTCGGAGAGATCGATCGGCTGGTCCGAGGTGGCCTGGACCGGCTGGAACGCAACTTGCCCGGCGCGGAGCCACGCGAAGGTCGCGGTTCCGGAGACTCCGGGCGCGACGACCTGGATCACATAAGTGGCGTTCGCCGGGTAGCTGAACCCGAGCGAAGTCGTGCTGATTGGAGTCGGATCCGTCGGCGAGGTGACCGGCACGACTGGCCCGACGATCCCGCCGAGTTGGGGCGAGAAGTCATAAAACGCTATCCCATAGGTCTGGCCCTGGTTGGTCCGCTGGGGGTCGAGCAGTCCCAATTCCGCCTGGGTCAAGTCCGTGTAGATCCGATATGCGTCTTTGATCGACACCGCCAGGTAGAAGTATCCGAAGTCCTCCGGGACCGGGAACCACAGCTGGAGGATCTGGTACGTGACATCCGCCACATCCGCCCCGGCCCAGGGCTGGTCGATCAGAATCTGGGTCGCGCTGAGCCAGCCTACGATGGTGTAGTACGGGTAGAGCAGGCCGCCCAGGCGGATCTGACGGCCGATCATCTGGGGAGTCCAGGCGGTCGCGACTCCGGTCAGCAGGAACGGATTCCCCGCGGCGACATTGGTGCTCACCGTGCCGGTGATATAGAGATCAGGCGGGGCGATAGTAAAGCTCCTCCGCCGCCAGCTCCACTCTTCCATCGCCTGGAGCGTGTGCCAACTGTCATTTATCATCTGCTGGGCGAGGACCGGTCCGCAGGCGCAGCGGTTCTGGAGCCTGTTCCAGAGCGAGTTGAAGTTGTCACCCATAAGCTAAAAAAGGCAGGCGGGTCTAAGACCAACCTGTCGTAGGTTCGGAGGAAACGGGCTCAACCCTTGTGCATTCCCTTGAGCGTCTCGGCGAGCCGGGCGCGCTTGCCCAGCTTCCCGCCGGCGTGCTCGGCTTTCTTCAGCTTGCCCTCGGGGATCTTCTTGCCCTGCGGTACTCCAAGTTCTTTGTGGAGAGCGCCCGGCTTCTTTATGGCACCTTGAATCCATTTCTCAGCCAAGTGCCACCCCCATAATTGGATCAAATTGGTTACTATAGATGGTATGGCGCGCTATGAATCCAAATCTTACATGGCTGGATGGCTGCGAGGTTTTTTCGACGGCGAGGGTTCCGTTAGCTTTCGCAAACAATCTGCTGGGCGTAAACATACGTCTTACTACGTCACTGTAACGAACACCGATCCCATCTTGATGAATCTGTGCGGAACTTTTCTCACTGCACTTGGTATTGCGTGGACGGAATGGCCTGTGCGCCGGATGCAAAACAGAAAACCATGTCGTGTCCTGCATATCACCCGAGCGGCAAGTATCAAGGTGTTCCAGTCGCGCGTTGGTTTTTACGCCAAAGATAAACAAGCTAAGCTGGACCAGATTGTAGATTGGATCAACCGTCCAACTATAGACGAAATTCGAGCCCAGCAGGTCAAAAAACTTTGGGATGCGGGCCATAGCCTTCGCTGCATCACCAAACAACTTGGGCTTAAGCCGGGAAACCATAATCGATTGAAGCGTTCGCTCGAATTGACTGGAGTGCAAGCACTCCCGTATGGTCGAGGTAGAACGCGCTGTTCGCATTAGATCAGCCCCGCCGCGACCAGACGCCGATCCGCCCCGTCCAGGATGCTTGGCTGACAAAGGTGAGCGTGGCCGTGGCGTCTCCGGGGCCTTCCGTAATTGCCGAGACGGATGGGGTCGCCGTGGCGATCGTGGGCATGAACTCCACGATCTCGATTCCGGACTGCGGGACGACAAACGTATCTCCCGACGCTACTGTCCCCATCACGTACACGCGGAACACCATATCCCCGGCGACGTGCCGCTTGCCAACAGTCGTTGCAGTTTGGACTGCCATGTTTGCTCCTAGTCGGCGAAGCCGATGTTAATGTCGCAGGGATACGTGACGGTCGAGCCGGTGGGCGTGACGCTCGCGCCACCCGTAAAGACTCCGACGATCTCGGAGGGAGTCGCGGTCCCGGCTGCGGTCGCGACGGTGTTGGCCGTGTTCGCGCTAGTATTGCCGGACGCCGTCTGCCCGGCCGTGGGCGCGCCGGAGCATTGCACATATCCGGGCGTCGGGCCGGTCTTGACGATCAGATCCGTCATGTACATCAGCGGGGCGCCGTCGTCGCCGTTGGTATTCGGGGTGACCGTAGGAGCCGTGGGGCCGACCACTCCCGCGATCCGGTTGGGCGCCGCGGTCGCGCCGAGATCGCACTGGGCTTTGTCGTTGGTCACGATCGCGTTTGCCACCGACTTCCAGTACATCACCTCGCCGATCTGCGGCGTGTGGCCGATGCCGGTGCTCGACGTCGCGCCGGAATCCACCTGGACGCGCAGGTACTGGTTCCCGGTGTTTTCGTCGTTGAAGTAACAGCCGAGTTCGCCGGGGGCGTAGTACGGGGACTTCGCATTTGTCTTGTCCGGCGTGCCTTGCGGCATGTAAGGATTTGCAATTCGCTTGTAGACCTGTGCCATTGAATGTCTCCTATCTCCTTGTCATGCCTTAGGACTGGAAGTTGTAACCGTATGCAAAATATCCTGGGAGGAAGGTGAAGTTCTGCGCGAGCAGGACCTTCCCCACGAGTTTCGTATTGCCTGCCGAAGGGATGAACCCATCGTCGTCGAGCGAGCCGTCGAAGGGCTTGCTCTTGCTGGTGCGGTACTTCACCATCGGCTTCCGGATGTTCATGAACCAGATGGTCTCGCCGAAGACGCTCGACCCGCCGCCCGCGCCGTTGCCGAACATGGTGGCAGGGGCCGGATACGCGGTTACGCCGCCGGAGGTCGCGTAGCTGAACATACGCACTGCAACTCGGTCGTTGGTCCCGTTCGCAGCGGCCGGAGGAGTCGTGGGGGCGACACCATTTGCCGGATTCATCAGATAGCTGCCGGGCGCGTAGCGCGAGGCCATGATACTTGCGCCGTTGTATTCCAGCCCGCGGAATCCTGCCTTCCCCACTGAGACGTTCTGGAACCGCTGCTGGGTCTGGTAGTTATTGCGGATGAAGCCGAATCCCGTGGGCGTGGTGCCGATCACGTTGATCTCGTACTTGCCGGAGCCATAGTTCACGCTCTGATAGAGTGTCTCCATGATCGGGAGCGTGATGGCGCCCCCGGCGAAGTTGAACGGCTTCGGACTCAGCATCCTGCCGCCGTAGAGACTCCGGGTGAGGGTGCCGTAGATCGGGTACGTCGAGCCGTCCCAGCCGGGGTTGACCCCGTCCGAGATCGCCTCCAGCAGCCCGTTGGGGAACTTGACGAAGTTCCCGGTCTGCCCCTGGAGATACATCTGCAGCGCCGCCTGCGCCCCGAGCTGAATAAACGCCGCGTCCACGCGCTCTTCGACCAGCTTGACCACCGCGAGCGGTCCCACGTTCAGCACCTTGATGTCCTCTTTGTAAAACGGGATCATGATGGTGTTGTACTTCGGATCGAACCGGAGCTGCTGCTCGATCTGACGCTGGTCCGCCGGGAGGTCCTGACCCTTCGAATACGGCCCGCCGTCCTGCACGTCGTATTCGATATTGTCGTTCCAGCTCGACCCGCCCTCGATCTCGTCGTGACATTCCTCGCCGATCATGGACATCATTGGGTCGTGGTTGAACACCAAGTCGCGCAACTGCGGGTTGGTGTCGATGTACCTGCGGGTCGTTACAGTTATTTGTGTGGCCGTATCTGGCACGGTAAACCTCCTTGAATCAGTTACTTAACGGGAAGTATTAAAGCGTTACCTGACATCCCGTATTTGATCCTCGCCCGGATAGTCGAAGACTGTACACCGGAGATTTCGGACCATTCAGCCAGGGTTTTCTCTTGCCCCTCAATCACAATCAAATGACTCGAACGTCGGTTGCGAGCCTGCTCTTGCTTAGTTGACCACTTGCAGTTCCCCGGCTCATAGTTGCCCATGTTGTCGATGCGGTCCAAGGACTTGCCCGCAGGGGCCAATCCCATATCCGCCAGGAACTGCACGTAGTCGTTCCACGCAAGATCAAATCTAATACCACGACCGCCGTACCGATGAAAGTCCGGCAGCTTTGCGTCGAGACATCGACGACGCATCCAAACCCAAGCCGTCCAGGTGCGATACTCTGCACTGCCCTTCGGCATGATACGATGGCCGTGCATGGTCCGCGCTGCGGCGATCTTCCGCCTGCGTTCCATCTCGCCCGGAGCGTCGTCTTGGAATCGTTCGAGCATTAATTCACGCCGAAGCCGGTCAGCTTACCGCCGCCTTCTTCGCCTGAGATAAATGTGTTGACCAGATCGCGCTCCATGGCACCGCGATCGAATTTGCTGGCATCGCGGTCGCGGGAGAGTGTCCCGGGAGTCGCGTCCGCACCGGCCGGGAAGTTCGCGTGCGCTCCGCGCTTTTGAAGCTCTTCGTTCACGCGCTGGTTGATGCGCTTCTCTTCGTCGATCTTGGCCGCAGCTTCGCGTTCCGGCTTGTCGTACTCGTCGTAAGCGCGATCCAGATCTCCGCCGTTAGCAGCCGCAAGTTCCGCGAGTTTCTTCATATCAATCGGGGTCTTACGTCCAGCAAAGACGTGACGCTGGACCACTCCGCCCATCCCGGTGAGCAGATTCGACCAGCGATCGGCGTAGCCGCCCTGAATCCGCTCGTCCACCAGCTTCGCGACATCGGCGGCGCTCAGTCCCGCGAGAGACTTATCATCGACTTTCTTGTCGTCCACCTTGACGTCTCCCTTGGGCGCGTCGAGCGTGCCGTATTTCGCCTCCAGGGCCGCCTTGTCCTGCATGAGCTTCTGTACGGCGGGGTAGTTCTTGGCGTACCACTCCTGGTAAGCTTTCGCGCCGGGCTTCTCGGGACCACCCTCCAGTTCGGCCTTGAGATCCGCCTCGCGTTTAGCGAGCGCGTCCCATTCGGATGCGCCTTTTAGCTGTTCGGCGCGGCTGGCCACCACTGAGTTCTTGAACGCCGCCTGGATCGACTCGCGGACGGTCTGTGCGGAGTCCGCGTCCAGTCCGTTGGTCATGTAAGCAATAAACTCGTCTCTTGTCATAAATCCTTCCTACTGTCCGGCCATGGGCGCCGGTGGGCCGCCCGGTCCGGCTGGAGCGGGTCCTGGTGCGCCGACTCCTGGAATCGCCCCGACGCCCTGCGCACCACCCGGCTGGAGCGCGGACTGCGCGGCCATCGGGAGCAGCGACGTGGCGAGCGCGACGATCTGGCCGCAGATCTGTTCCGCGCCCGGGACCGCGCCGCTCTGGACGATCGCCCTGCACGCCTGTAAAATTCCATCCACTCCGTTTTTCACTGGAGCGATCCCGCTCACAAGCGCTGACATCAATCCTGGAGGCGGTCCGCCGGTTTGGCCGCCGCCGGTTCCACTAGCCGATCCAAGATCAGGCAGCGGAGGCAGCGGAGCGGCGGATGCTCCAGGACTTGGTGACATTACGGTTTAAATCCCTCGTGCGGTCCCTCAAGTCCGGGCGCACTCTTGCGTTTTGATCCGGGAGCAGCGACCCGCGCACCGAAGCCCGTGCTCTTCCGTGTCATCTGCGGACCGCGAGCCTTTCCGCCGCGCCCGCCCATGGTCGATGCCTTCTCCGACTTGCGTCCGTGGGCCATCTTACTTCTTCATCCCGCCCTTAGCCTTCGCGAACGGGTTCTTGCCGGACTTTTCCTTCTTGCCCATTCCGTGCTCGGCTTTCTCGTCCATTTTCTTTTTTGCCATTATGCGAGTGCCCCTTTGCCACGCAGTCTGGAGAGACCTGCGGAGAGTTGAGAAGTCTTGCCGAGTTTGCCGCCGGATCCCGAGTGCTTCCGCCCGAACAGCGTCGAATCCCCGCGGAGCTTCCTGCCCATGGTCCCCTGTCCGGGGCCGAGCGCGGCCTTGCGGGAGCCTTGGAGCGGCTCGTTCATCCCGGGATCGTTCGTGTGTCCGGCAGTTATGGAACCGACGAGAGCCATTAGCAGAAATAATACGGGCAATCCGGGGGGAAGTCAACTAAGTTGTTGAGAGGACAGGAAATACAACGTGCGATCCTAGCTGGTCTGGATGGTCGGCCCGGCGGAGTTCTCCCCAAGCGACGGCGGCGCAGAATCCGTCGCCTTCCGCCCCTGGGCATTCGCGATCATGCCGATCCCAAGTGACTGCTGGAGCGCGAGCCGCCCGATCTCATCGTCCGGCACGGAGAGCCCGGGCGGGGCGAAATTCTGCACGCCCATCTTATCTAGGAGCGTGAACACAGAAACGTAGCCCATCTTGGCGAGCAGAAAATACTTCATCAGTTCCTGCTGCGCGGCGGAGTTCAGCAGCGAACTCGGGTCGAACTTGCACACGAAGCTCTGGAGCATCGCCCGGGCGCGCTGGTAGAGCGGGCGGGGATTGTCCGTGCCGAGCGCGTCCTCGGTCGATGCGATATCCCCGGGATCACCGTCCGGGACGTCGTCGGGAATCCCCACTTTCGGATCGTAATCGAAATCCTCCTTGAGCGCGCCGGCGGGGCCGAACTGCGCGAGCCTCTTCGAGAGCGTGTCCCACTCCCAATGACAGTACAGATACTGCTCAGCAAATTCCGTATAGAATCCCTCCAGGATCCTTGACCTCAGCCGGTTCGAGGGCGTCATCGCCTTCATCAGCGTGTCAATCGTGTCGTCGGAGGGAATCTGCCCCAGGTTCGCCATGGTCCCCGGGTCAGCCACTCCGGAGAGCTTCTGCATCAGGTCCTGGGCGAACTGGATCGCGGTCATGATCATCGCGTCGAGCGGCGGCGGATTGACAATCGTGATCCCCTTGCCGCTGGCCATGTTCGTCTTGATCTTGTACCCGGGAGCGGAGGTGTCCATCTTCCGGATCTCCGCCTGGGAGACATTCCGATCTGCGACCATCCCCGGCTGCGCGACCTGCCGATTGTGCGTGTCGATCACCTGGAGGTTCGAGTTGATGGAATTCTGCAAAGGAATACAGTCCCATAAGGGGGCTTTGCCGAACCAGCTCATCGGCCAGGGATTCAGCGTGAGCTTGATCACCGGGAACTTCGCGTGCCAGTACGGACTCGGGCCGTCGTAGAGCTTCGCGCCGCCGCCCCAGACGATCATGCGCTTGAACGGATAAAGCGGCGCGCCCTTGGGGACCTCGTAGCTCCAAGGCGTGGATGGCTTGTCGTCCTCCCACTTGCCCATGCGCACGGTGCGCCCGCTCGTGTTGAGCCTGTTGTCCGTGAGGTACATCGTGTTGACGTAGACCGTATCCGAGTGCGGAATGGGAGAGTCCGCGCGGGACTTCTTCGAGAGCGGCCCGCCGCGTTCCCCAGGGCCGTCGATGATCCGGGTGAGCCAGCCGAAGAATGTCCCAGGACCTCCCACGTCCGGCCGGACGGTCTTGTCGTACTCTTCCTTCACCCAGTCCGGCGTGCGTGGTCGGCGCAGGATGATCCCCAGGCTATCTTGCACCGTGTGGTAAGAGAGCGGATCGATCGGGAAGACGTTCCGCGGGTCCTCCGCCTCGACCATCATGTCCTGGATCCGGCGGGAGTAGTAGAGATGCGCGAAGCCGGTCCCGGCGACGGTGTAGTAACGGATCACGTCGCCGATCCGCAGGGCGATCTGCCGGTCCGCGTACCAGCGCTCGGCGGACTTGTTCGATATGCGAGCTTGCGGCTGGTACTTGGCGTTCTCGGTCGAGTAGTTCCAGAAGTAGCGAGTGTCGGTGAGCTGCGCTGTCAGGTCCTCGGCGATCTTGGCGACGAAGTTCGCCCGGGTGACGCTGACGTTCGAGCGCAGCGGGACCGGGGCGTAAGAGGTGGTGTTCGAGTTCTCATACGCGAAGATCTCCTTAATCGCGCCCTCGATTTTGTCGTATCCGACTTGGCTCTCTACAAATCGTATGCCGCGGCGGAGCCGCTCGTCGCACCAGGCGAGGATCTCGAAGTCCCGCGTGCCGGGCTTCTCCTCGTCATAAACCAGCGGCGGGAGGTCGTAGAAGTCCTGACGGGGCGCGGCGAGGGTGAGTCCCATTGGTCCCGATTATACACGGGACTCTAGTGATTAGAAACACAAATGGCCCGGGACGTGACTCCGGGCCATTCATGTGTTGTCACCTAGCAGCAATATTGTATCAAACTGGGGCGACCGCGGTGAACACTTGCCCATCCGGCGACTCGTCCGTGAACGGCCCGCTCGCAATCGCCGCCCGGACGTCGTCGATCAAACGCTCGCGTGCTTCGCGGGGCATCTTCGGATGCGGAGGGTCCATGCTCGGTGAGGGTTCGTTTCCCGGATGGAAACTAGTCGCCTCATGTACGAGTCCAGTATCGCGCTCGTACTGTGTCATGTTCAGGATCTCCCGCCGCTCGTAACCCTGTCGCGCATAGACCTCAGGCATCGGTTGGTCCGCGCGGGGCGGCGTGCGGCGCTCTCCAGTCGCTGGATTGTAGTAGACCACCGCGCGTTCGGAGGTATGGACCTGCGCATGCTTCTCCTTGCGCGATGTACCGCAGCGAATGCAATGCGTGTGCGTGGCGGCGTTCTGAGTCTTGCACCCGCCGCACCACCAGAGATAGAGCGTCCGTCTCATTCGGCCTTGGCGTTAAGTACTTTCCAGGCACAGTATAGCGCCCATGCGCTTAGCTGCGAGAAGAATGTCCAAGTCGGCAGCGGCATACGCAGATCCACAATGAGATTAACGATGGCAATGATAAGCATTCCTAACCAGAAGCGTAAATACTCGGGTTCGTGTGGCATCAGTAGACTGCCCCCATGATCATCCGGTACAGGTGGTTCTCCCACATATAAGTCGCCGGGTCCTGCGGACCCATCCGGCGCTGGAGCCGCGTCCAGTCCTGGGGGTCGATCTTGAAGTGCACAATCACTCCGCCTTCCTCGACCGAGTTGGTGATGTAACACTTCTTGTCGAGCACTTCCTCGGTCATCTTGGGAGCAGGAGCGGTCTTCGTCTGGGCCATGCGTTGATGATACACCGTGCAAGGAGCGCGATCAATCCCAGTCCGCCGTGGCGGTCGCTAACCAATCGCTGTAAGTCCCGCCGGAGTCGAGCGTGGGAGCCATTTGCTGAAAATCCGAGATCACCTTAGTGGTCACGGGCTCCTCCGTCCGCTCCACCTCATACGTCCAGGCATGCCCGCCCCAGAACGCAAGGTTCGCCGCGACGAACCGGTCATCATGATATCCGTATGCCGCGCGGGCGCGCATTTTCTCCAGGTCGATCTCGGCGTTCGCGTATTCGTCCAGCAGGAACCTGGAATTGATCTTCGCATTGCGATTCATGAGATGTCTTCGGGCGCGGTACCAGAGCAGCTTGGTCGACTCGCGTGTGGAGCGCCAGCCGATCCGCGTGGTCTCCTCCGCGACGGAGTCAATGTACTCCCACATCCACAGGTTCCCGTATCCGAGCCTGAGCAGCTCCTGCGTCGTGAGCATCCCCGGGCCGGGCCATGCTTCGTAGATAAATTCGCACTGGTCCTCTTCGTCTCCGGCGTAGATCCGGCCGAGCACGTTCGCGACCCTCGCGAACTCCACCGCGTCGCAGGGCGCGGCGAACTCGGCCACCTGCAGATCCCGGTAGTGCCAGCGCGGGCGCTTGGTCAGATCATCGATCAGCTGGACGCCGTGCTCGTTCAGGATCGGCTCCTTGAGGCCGTCGACCTCGAAGATCTCAAGCGCGGCGTTGTCGACCTTGTGATCCCCGTCCGCGCGCGTCCCACGCGACCAGCCCGTGATTCCCTGCGTGGGATCGCCGCCCATGATATACGTCGCGCCTTTGCGGGGTGGGTGCCACATGAGCAAAATTCCGCGCGGGTCCTTGGAGTTCAGCACGCTCTCCCAGGACTCCTCGCAGTACGGCTCGATGTGCGAGCCTGCGACGTGAAGCATCTCGGGGAACTCAATCATGGCATCGCACCCGTGCGCTTGAAATGATTACGGCAGCGGGCGCAATAAATCAAATAGCCGCCCCAGCCGTCGCCGTGATCGTGCCATTTGGGGAGTTTCAGCCCGTGACAGCGCCAACAAATAAATGTGCGCTTGATCCAATCCCAACTCCAATACCAACGCTTTTGTAGATTGGGTGTCATGTCGCGACGTGCACCTCGTATGGTCTCGGGTCCTGGACATCGAGTTCCATCCGCTCCAGTAACGCGACCGGGAGCGCGCCCTGCGCCCAGTTGGTGAAGCTCTGCTCGGGCGTCGCAGGATAGTTCGCGAGGAAGCTCGCGGTCTCATTATTCTGCGCGTGCATCGCCCGGGTAGATTGCCACCAGTACAACTGGTTCCGCGTGAGATGAACCGTCATGCCGTTGTTGAACTCCGGCGAGGTGCGCGCGACCATCTCGGCGTGCTTGAGCGTGTGCTCCTCCGGCCGCCAGTCATCAGGCGCGTTTGCCACGTACTTTGTGCTGTTGAGATACCAGGGAACGAAGATGTAGATCCAATCTTCAAATCCTGCACGTCGGGCGCGGCATTGCTCGGAGACCTCCTGCCAGTACCCGCCCTTCCCCGCGCTGGTCCCCTCCTGCACATGGAGCGTGCCGATGCTCTTGGGAATGGACGGGATGAACGAATATCGTATGCGCTGCGGATAACTCCAGAGCGGAACCTCGGTCAGGTGCGAAACATCCTGCTGGGTCCCAGTCCCAATCCCGGTCTGTTGGTTCTCGGCCTGGTAGCTCATCCGGGTCGAGAGCGGCGCGCGGAACCCGATCTCCTCATCCTTCACGTTCGGATACGGATCGCCGGGATACAGCCAGAACGGGAGGTTCTGAATCGCCGTGAGATCGCGCTTGTAGAGCTCGCCCGTCCCTGCGGGACCGTCTTTGAGCGTCGCGGCGAATGCCCTGGTCCCGGGCCAGAAGAGCATCCGGTGAATCTTCGCCGCGCCCGCCGTCGCGGTGAACGCCACCTGCCGGCACTTGTGCGCGTAGACCAGGATCCCGGCGGTGTGCTTATGCCGCGCGTACTCCGCGTGGACCACTTCCTCGCGCCGACCAAGATCGCGGATGAACTTGCGCTGGGACTCTAGCAGCTTCGCCGGACCGATCCCACTCTCGGTTCCGACTCCCGGGTCCCGATCCAGCGCGTGGTATCGCGAGAGGTAGTATTCGAAGTCCGCCTTGCAGAGAATCCGCTCGCTTTCGATGAACTCGTTCTCGGCGGCGTCTAGTGGCCGCGCTAACTGCCCGTCTGGTAAGAGAGCGCCATCCTGCGCGCGGCGGAGTTTCTCCAGCTTGCCGGCGATCTCCAGCGAGCGATCCCGAGAGAGCCGCTTGAACTTCAGTCCGGCTTTCTGCGCGGCGAAGAGCCTCCGGTCAGTTATGTTGGGCGAATACATTCAAATATCCTGCGCGCATTCCGTCGTGCAGGCTTCGCAGCAGTTACAATATTCCGGGTCGGGATCGTTGTACACGTCATAGCGATACGGGCACTGATGCCGGGGCGCGTTCTCTTCGACGTGCTTGCAATCACCGTGATTCTTGATCTCTCGCATTAACTGAGCGAGCCTTCCCACTCGTCGTCCTCCGGCGCGAAGGGATCTTCCCGCTCGTCCTCGCGTCCGGTGTACATGACCGTGGTATCAGAGCGGGAGGGCGCTTCAGTGACCCGGCGGATCGCGGGCTTGCGCTCGGCGAGTTCTAGTTCGTAGAGTTCGGCAATCACCGCGAGCGACTTCGCGATCGAATGGAACGGATGGAGGAACTGACTGATCCGTGAGCCGAGCTTGAAGAGCATGGGATTAGTGTATTCGATTGCATTGCACGTTGTAAAGCTGGTACACTTGCAACCGATGGGGGCCTAAGTCCAGAAACGCCAGGGAAAGGCGCCGCGGCTTACCCGGCAAAGTATGGCAGCCCCCAGGATTATCCCGGCTCAACGTCGATGGTCATCACGTCCAGGCGTGACACCGCTGAAGGCATCGACTGCCCCCCAAAGTGCTGGACCAGTTGTAGCCCGATCCCTTTCTTATTTATCAGCCCGGATTGCTCCAAGAGCCGTTCCCGCGCGAACTCATTCCCCGGCTCACGGAGCTTCCCGCGATCACAACCATTCGGGCAGGTCCTGACCCAAATATCTTTCCCCGTCTCGACGTCCTGACGCAGCAGCCGATACCCAGGCGTGTCTTCCGGCAGACCCGGATCGGTTGAGACATAACCAAACCCGTCGCAGCGCTCGCACGCAACGAATCGCGACTCGGCATCGACCGCCATCGCCTGGTTGATCTTCGGCGCCGCTGCCTGGGCGAGCGCGAGCGCGCGGGCGTTGTGCGCCTTCGACACCCACGCCATCATTTCCGACATGTCGATCGTCGCGCGCTTGGCACAGTAAACCAGCGGGTGCTTCGTCTTTGCCGACGAGGGGAGCGCGAGGTATTTCAGGAACAGCTGGAACCGGATGTCCGGCGAACTGGCGAGCGCTGCCTTGAGCGCCGGGTCCGAGGCGAGACCAATATCATCCAGATACCGCGCGTACTCCGTATCGAGGTGCGCGTCGGCTCCGGTCGGCACCAAGCCGCGGGCGCCGTCCCGCTCTTTTGTTAACATCCGCCTGGGTTTGACCGCCATGACGAACATTCTATTCTAATCCCGCCCCGAACGTGTTAGCATTGCCACAAATGGAACGCACACTCAAGCTGCTCCTGCTGCTAGTCTTCCTCGTCCTGGGGGCATTGGGCCAGGTCGTCAACCGCCAGATCGCTTATGTGACCGTCGCGCCGTCTGGGACGTGCAATGCAACCGGAATTGACCTGCTCACACCCAATGGCACGCTTTATACCTGCCAATCTGGGATCTGGGGCGCGGCTGCAGGTGGCGGGGGTAGCTCCCCCGCTGGTACATCGGTACAGGATATGCAGTGCTGGGCAAGCGCATCGACCTTCGGTGTATGCTCAGGCAAATCCGTTCCGATTAACCCGCTTCAGCAAGGGGTAACTTGCGATGGATCGACCGATGACACAAGCGCGTGGAACACGCTATTTGCCGCAATCGCAGCGGGGACGATCACACAACATACCGTGATAATGCCAAATCCCTGTCAGACTAAAGTTACTAGCACGATCAATATTCCCGTGTTGAGCCAACTTCGATTCATCGCCCTCGGGGAATCACGCGGAACGCAAACGCCGACCACGGCTGGATCATCCTTCCTCTGGTACGGCGCTGCTGGTGGGACCGTGATGAGCATCAAGACTCAGGACTCTCTATTCGAGGGATTCACGATTGTTACTGACGCAGGGCCGAACCAAGCCGACGTGGGGATTGTGATTGACCAGGACGCATCGCCATCGCAGATCACAACCGACAATACCTTCCGTCGCGTGACAGTTTATGAGAACGTGAATCGCTCGACGTTCAAAGGCATCAGCATCGCTCCGACTTCCGCCAATAACGTTGAGAATATGAAGTTCTATGATCTTGTGGTAGTTTGTGGAACTGCTGGTAAGCCCGCAGCGGGAGGAATTGGGATTCAGTTAGGGCCATCATCCAATGCTAAGACTCAGCAATTTTATCATGCCCAAATCACGTACTGCACAAATGCTCTGAATGAAACTAACGGCAGTTTTCAGGCTGAAAATTGGCAGACTCAATCGAACACCATAGAATTCAAACTAGCCAACTGGTCAGAGGCGCAGACGATCAAGGGCTTGAATTCAGAAGGCGGGGGACAGTTGCTGGTAGTCACAGGCCATGCAATCGACCCGCCACTTACGTTTACCGGGAATACGATGGAAGCGGCGCTTTCTGCGGGTGTTCCTTCCATTGACGCCAGCCAGACGGTCAACCTGATTTTCATCGGCAATAAACTCTACGGTAGCGCTAACACTGTGTTCGCCAACACGGATGGTGACAATGCGAACCTCTACGCGATGAACAATAACTATACGGGGTCGCAGGTCTGCACGATGGCGCAGTACAACTCGTTCCACTTGGGATTTCTGGTCAGCAATGACAATTGGGCGGGCGGGAACTCGGACTGCCCCGGCACGATTATACCGCTCATGATTAGCTCATCGACCGAGAACGGCGGCAGTGGTCGCACATCTTCGCACGCGGTTGACTTCAGATCAGCCGGGTACACATCTCCATTTCAGTCCGGAACCAGCCTGCCTGCGGCTTGCACTTCTGGCGTGGATTGGTTTAATAAAACGAACGGCAACACAGGGCAGACGCTCTATTACTGCTCCGCAACGAATACATGGCTTGCCATTGGTTCCACGCTAACTTCACCTACGTTTGTTACTCCCGCTCTCGGTACACCTGCGAGTGGCGTTATGTCGAACACGACCACGGCGACGGTGGCTGCTGACGATAATAGTACGAAGCTAGCTTCTACTGCCTATGTAGACCGCATGAAAGCTCGCGGGATTGGCTTCACGCTTGGCGATCCCGGAAACTCTAGCGCCTTGACAACGGCAGCGGTTACTTATTTAACAGTCCCTTTCGCCTGCACGATCAGCGCCTATAATCTCCTGATTGACGCCGGGACGATCACGGTCAAGTTCTGGAAGATCGCCACCGGGACGGCGATTCCGACGATCTCCAATTCGATCAACACGTCTGGCGTGGCGATTTCTAGTGGTACGGCGATTCACTCCACGACCGTGAGTGATTTCACTACAACTACCGTCACAGCCAATGACATCATGGCGGTCCAACCCACAGCGGTAGCTACAGCTAAATTCCTTAACGCGGTTTTGGAGTGTGACCAATGAAGATACATGCCCGGTATGCGATTACTCTTTGTGTCTACGTGGGATTGTTTTATGCTGCCTACGTCTTGATCATAACCTTTGGGCCAAACGCGATTGGCTGCAAGCCAAGTGCGTTACTAAAATGCGACTAGCGAACAATCCTGATTCGTTTGATCTCGATACGAGAAGGAAGTTTATCAAGCGCGGCGGTCTGTGGGTCGCCGCCGCATCGTCTCTTATCGTTGTCCCAGAACTAAAAGCCGCGATCACGATAGGAAATAACAAGAGCGCTGGATCGTCGGATACCACCAACGTAACAACGGCTGCGATTAGCACCGTTGGGGCTAACCTTATTGTGGCTGTGACTATTAAGATCAGCGGCGGAAGTCAGACTTTTAGCGACAATCAGTCTAATAGTTATACCGCTCTCACGGTATGGAATGGCTCGTCCCAGCCACAGCTTACGATCTATTACAAACAAGCTCCAACGACAAACGCGAGTCACACGTTTACGCTTTCTGGCGGAGCAACTTATCCAGCTTTGAGTGTTGCTGCATTTGCTGGAGTCGCATCTAGTCCATTCGATCAGCAGAATGGGAATAATGGGGCAGCAACTACAACTTTGACAACGGGGAGTATTACGCCTGGGCAGAATAATGAACTCGTGATAGCTGGACTCGGATATTTCATGGGATCAACGGTTTCTATCAATGGCGGTTTCACAATCCCAACCGGAGGGACTACGGATTACACAGTCAATAGCTGGGGTGTGTCCTTGGCTTATTTGATTCAAACATCGGCGGCGGCGGCGAACCCACAATGGGCGATGGGTACTCCAGTTACGGCAGTCGCCGGAATTGCGTCATTCAAGTCAACGGCTGCAACCGGAAGCCTGACGCCGGGGCACGGAACGATCTTCTAATGAAGTCCGGCATCCAAGCAGGTCTGCTAGCGCTCGTCGCGTCGCTGGCGTTCGGGCAGACCATAACGCCTCGTTGGTTCCAGACGCTCTCGACCGGGCAGAACTTTATCGAGGGCGGCACCTATGCGTTAGGCTCCTATTGGGTCGTGACCTTCACCGATCCGGGGCAACTTCTCCAGATCAATCCGACCACTGGAGCTACCACCAATAGCGTCACATTTCCCAATGACGGGAACCACAAGCATCCCTCCACGGTGATTTATGTGCCGTCTAAGGGGAAGCTCTATGTCCTGTTCGGCGGGTTCCTGACGCAAACCAACGTGACCATCGGAGAAGTAGATCCAACGACACTAACATCAACCGACGTTGTTTCCGACACGGTTCCTCCAGCGAACGTGGCGAGCATCGGGACGATGGTTTCGGACGGAACATACTTGTATGTCGTGAAGAATCAGAACTCTCCACTGAACTCCTCCGCGCTTATCCGTTACCGCCTGTCCGATTATGCACGGGTCTCCAATATCACGTATGGCAATCGCAGCAACCCGCACGCGATGGTCTACGATGCAGCGCATGGGAAACTATACTCGTCCACCTCCACGATACCGACTGAGATTTCCAGGATCGACACCGCTACTTTCACAGCCGAAGATTCCCAAGACCTGACGGTCGCGTTTGTCTCTCCGCAGGAGATGGCTTTCGACGGGACGTATATTTACATCCAATCGGAGTCCACTTCGCCAAACACAACCGGCGCGAATGTCATTCGCATCGACCGGACGAACCTCACCAGCCAGACCTTGATCGACTTCACGCCGACGCTCGGCGCAGGATGGTCCTCTGATGGCGGTTGCATCTTCGACGGCACTTATGTCTGGGCGACTTTTGTAAACACCAGCACGCAACGCAGTGCTCTAGGCCGGATCACTCCAGGGACACTAGCAACCTCGGTGTTCTACTTCGGAACCTCAGAGCTTTCATTGAATGAGATCACGACGGACGGAACTAATCTATACTATGCGTCTCTTACCAATCCGGCATGGGTAGGATCGGCAAATCCAGGAGCAGCGCCAACAAACCCCTGCACGACCGACGCGAACGGCATCTGCATCACTGGCCTCTCCGCGATCCAAAATAACCTGCTTGGACCGCTCACGCCCTACGGCTCGAACCCTTGGACCTTCGGGGATCTAGCGGAGAAGGGCACCGCTGACAATATGGCTCCGATTGCTCTCGCGGCGGCTCCCGCTCTTGGCACTCCGCTCGCGGGGACGTTCTCCTGGGTGCAGGGGAATCAGTTCTTCACGACCACAGTAGACCAGCGTGTCCCACTTGCCGGAGTTGCCTGGATCACCATCGCATGGACGACTGTAGACGGCCCTGGAACCGGCCGCTTCATGTGCCCGATCTCCAACGTGACATCGACCACTGTAGTTTGTGCCGATGGAGACTTTCAGCAGCCGTCGCAATCCGGCATGACAGGCTACCTGATGCCACCGCCCAATAGCTACGGCTGCGACTTCCAATGCTGGACGACGGAGAATCCTTCGACGGTCTGGAACTATTACGACGTGGCGATCGCGCTCTATCGGCTGTGGATTCGCACCGGGAACGCGACGTATCTCACGCAAGCCCGCGCCTATGCTGACATTCAGTGGCAGTGGACGCTCGACCACGGATACCGCAGGCAGCTCGCTCCCCGGGCGGCGGCGATGATCTCGCAGTTCTTCCGCGTGACTGAGGGGCACACAGAGCGCCTTCCTGGACTCTACACTTGGATCTCTAGCGAAATTCCGCGATGGGCCGACCCTTCCGCAAGCCCAGCCATCGACAATCGCGAAGCCGGATATGTGCTCTGGGACATCGCGCTCGGTGCGAAAGTAGACACCGACCCGACCCGGCACGCCCAGTATTGCTCCTGGCTCTCGACCTACACGTCGATCTGGAACTCCGTTCAGGCTCCGGATGGATCGTGGCCAGAGGCGGAGTATGAGATAAATCCAACTTTCGTGGCGGCCCCCAAAGCGTTCGCAAGTCCGTTTCTCTATCCTGGGGCGCCGTGGCGCGAGGCGATCAACGTCAAAGCCATGGAAGCGTCCTACGAGTCCCTGAACGATAATGGAGCACAAGGATGCAACAACCCGTCGCTCGCTGCGGCGACCCTAGCGGTGATCACCAAGGCCGTAACTTGGCAGAACAACTATGGCCGCGACACTTCGAACCGGGGGATCTACTACGAGGTCAACTCGCAGTCCAACGATCAGCTGACCATCTCTCCCGGCGCCGGGACCGTGGCCATCACTCATGGCTCGACAAGCATTGTCGGGAGCGGGACGAATTTCCTAGCGCAGTGCACCTCGAACCCATTCATCGGCTTGAACACCCCGCGGACGATTTACAAGTTCTCCTCCTGCGCCGATAACACGCACGCGACGCTCACGGTTCCTTACGGGCTCTACGGGGAGATTGGGAACCTCAGCGGGAGCGCGGTGGCTTATGCGCCGAGCGCCTCCGCTGCTTGCCATTCCTCGGCGACCTACTGCAACAACGGCACCGGGGACCGGAACCTGACCCGTACAGTCTGCGGCGGGATCGCATGGCTCTACGCGCAGACATTCAATGCGACCTACCTGGCTTGGACGAATGAGTGCCTTGCGGCTCAGCTGGGCGGTCCCACCGCGGGCCTCACCAGCGCGGCCAACGAGGGCCTGAAGACCTTGCCGTGCTCCGGTCCAGCCTGCGATGGCCTGGTGACGGACACCTGGGAAGCGGCGGCGAATTGCAACACAACGAGTCCGGTCAACACTCCGCCTTGTCTGTTCGGGAACCTCGGCGCCGATAACATCACCATTCTGGGCAAGAACTACGGGGAGGCGTTTGGCGCGCCTGGGATCGACAACGCCCTGGGATGGCGCCTCGCCTCTAGCGCGCCGGTGATCACCACCACGAATCCGCTCCCGTCTGGGACCATCGGCACTCCGTACTCGTTTGCATTCGCCGCGACTGGCTCCGGGACGATCACCTGGAGCGCAACTGGCTTACCTAGCTGGGCGACCTTGTCCTCTGCGGGTTTGCTGAACGGGACGCCGAACGCCGTCGCCACTACCACCATGTCCGTCCGCGCGACGAACTCCGCCGGGAGCGCTGGGCCGACGAACTTCTCCCTCACGATCGCCGGAATCCCGCCAGTGATCACCAGCATGAGTCCACTGCCTGGCGGGACAAATGGGACTCCGTACTCATTCCAATTTGCCGCGACCGGCACCAGCCCGGTCACATGGTCCGCCACGGGACTCCCTGCATGGGCGAGCCTATCGGCTAGCGGCCTTCTGACCGGGACGCCGAACGTCAGCACCACGACGATTCTGGCAGTAACAGCGTCGAATGTCGCGGGGACCGATGGCCCGCATAACTTCAGTCTCACGGTCGTCACACCTCCCGTCGCGCCCACGATCACCTCCACTAGCCCACTCCCGAACGGCACGTTGGGCACGGGGTATTCGTTCCAGTTTGCCGCCGGAGGCTCTGCGCCGATCACCTGGAGCGGAACGGGACTCCCGGGATGGGCATCGCTCTCGAGCGCCGGGATGCTCACCGGAACTCCGAACGCCGTCGCTGTGAGCACTCTCCACGTCACCGCAACGAACGGCACGGGGAGCGACGGGCCGCACGACTTCAGTCTCACGGTGACGGGGGTCGCACCGTCCATCACCAGCACCACTCCGCTACCGGGCGCAACTGCGGGCACGGCTTATTCCTATCAGTTCACGGCAACGGGCACAGCACCGATTACCTGGGGCGCTACGGGGCTCCCAAGCTGGGCATCGCTCTCTTCAGTGGGAGCGTTGACCGGAACTCCTCCCACCGCGGCGTCCAGTTCCTTCGCCGTGACCGCTACCAATAGCACTGGGAGCGATGGCCCCCGGACCTTCACACTCACCATTGCGAATCCGAACCTCGCCCCGATTATCACTAGCGTCAGCCCGCTGCCCAATGGCGCGGTGGGGACTCCGTACTCCTACACGTTTCGCGCGACTGGGACGACGCCGATTAATTGGACTAGCACTGGTCTGCCGTCCTGGGCCACTCTGGGGATCACCGGGATCCTCACCGGCACACCATCCGTCTCCGGGACGACCAGCTTCAACGTGACCGCGACGAACACGTTCGGCGTCGCGGGGCCTTCGCCGTTTAGCATCACCATTGCGGGAGTGACTCCGCCGCTGCCCACCTGCGCGCCGGCGACTCACGCGGTTCCGCCAGTCCTGCCCAATGTCCTGGACATCCAGCTCCAGACCAACATGGCCCTGGGGATCGTGGGGTGCACCAACTCGATCACTCAGTCCGGGTCCTGCTCCGCGACGGATGTCCAGCGGGTCGTGAACGCGAGCCTGGGCCAGGGATGCGTGATCGGGCCATGAAGCTCCTGCTCGCGTTGCTAGCCTTAGCCCTTCCCGTTTGGTCCCAGGTGGGCATCGTCTGCCCGTCCACCAGCGCCAAGCCTCTCGTGTGTTCGGTCACAACCGCGACCATCGGCGCGACTACCTACCAGTGGACCATCAGTGTGAACACCCCCACCACCGGGATGGCCGTGAGGGCGCTCCCGCCGGACAAGAGCGCCAGCGCGTACCAGGGCAAGATGCTCCTCCTGGGCATGAACGCCTCGTTCATCCGGCCCGGGACGATCGCGACGGTGACCATTTCTCTCCCGTCCACTTTTACCTGCCCGGGGAACTCCCCGTGCGTGACGGTCACGCTCGCCGCGCCCCAGGCGACGATCTCGAACCACGCCGTCAACCTCGCCGCGAGTCCGGGAAGTGCTAAAGTACGCATTAGGCCCTAATGTCCGATCCGAGCGTGCTGATCATTGTGGGAGCCGTGCAGACCATCGCGCTCGCGATAGTAGCGGCGGCGGTTAAAATCTGGGGCGACCGGAATCACGCGGAAACAAAACAAGCCATCGAGGTCGTGCGGAACGACGTGAACGGCAAGATGGAAAAGATGCAAGAAGTGATCAAGACCGCCGCGCTCGCCGAGGGAAAGCTCGCCGGGATTGCGGAGGAGAAATCCCATCCTTCCTAGCATTGGCGTCCGGCGTGCAACGTGGTACTCTCGGTACTTGAAAGGACGTGCACCATGCCAGGATTGCTCTACGCCCTGCTCTACGTTCTGATCTTCGGCCTGATCATCGGCCTACTGTTTTATCTCCTGCGGTTCATCCCGGAACCCCCGCAGAATATCGTCCGCATCATCATGATCGTGGTGATCGTGATCTTCGCCATCTACTGGCTGATCGGGATGCTCCCCGCGGGCCCTGGACTCTTCCCCTACAGGCACCCTTAGCCATGAGCGACCACGACCACGGCCCGCAGCCGCAGACCCTAAACCTAGTGATCTCGTTCGACCCGAACGCACAGGACCTGCTGAACGCGATCGTCATGACCCTCCAGGGCACGCTCTCAACCACCGACCGGCAGGGGCTGGAGCAGATTCTCCAAACATCGCGTGCGCTCCTCCAACAAGCGCAGGCAATATCCACAATCCCTCCACCAACCCCGAAAGGATAATCACCATGGCAACCGTTCAAGACTTCATCAACGCCGAGGGGCCGATTCTCGCCTCGCTCGGAACCGCGCTCACTGCGCTGAGCGCAGGCATCAAGACCCTCGACGACCTGATCACGCAACTTCAGAACTCCCCTGGGACCCTGAGCCCCGCCGACCAGGCCGCGCTCGACCAGATCCAAGCGACCTCGCAGGCCCTGGTCGCGCAGGCGAACGCGATCTCGACCACTCCCCCCGGAACTCCGGTTCCCACTCCGCCTCCGCTCCCAACTGCATAAGCTTTAGCTAATCCGTTGAATTAGTGTATACTTTCATCCAATGAGGGCGGTTATAAAAATCCGCCCTCTTGGGTGGAGGAAAGCAGTGAGCGAGATTAAAACGTCTGATAGGCTGGATTCGGTTGTACTGCTTCTCACCTTTCTTATTCTGATATTCGTTGGCGTGTTGCTTTGGACCGCAGTGTTCCTAAAGAGCGACGGCCAGACTTTCCAAATCGTAGCTTCCCTGGTCACGGGATTCTCGGGCGCACTCCTGATGCGAATCAAACCCAAGGGAGCAGGCCCGGATGATCCGGTGATTCCCATGCCCTCTGCCCCATCTAAGGTCACAGTAGAAGCTGGCGACGTTAAAGATGCAGTTGAAGACAAAGGAGACAAATAATATGCCTGATCCACCTCCGGGGCCACCGAGCGGCGGCGGTAACGCGCCGACCGAACCGAAGCCCAAGAAAGATCATCCTGTAGCACCACCCGACCCTAAACCGTCTAAGAGTCCGAAGGAGTAATCGAGGCCTCAGAGTGCGCCGATGTCTGAACAGCAAGCGGGATGGAGCGAAGCGGCTAAATGGCTGGGCGGCTTGGGTGCGGCCGCCGCAGCCGTGCGCTCCTACTTCCGCGCGCGTAACGTAAACCACTCTGATCGCATCGTGAGACTGGAGCGTCAGAACATGGAAATGCGCCGGGTGATGAACAATGCAGTCGAAGAACTCCAGGGCCTCGCCTCGACCGTCGACATCGATCGCGGAGATAACCACCGCAGGTTCCAGCGGGTCGAGGGGGATCTGCGGACGCTGAAACGCGAGACACGAGACAAGTTGCTGGAGATAGCCGACACGTTAGGCGAGCAGCTGGGCCGGAGCTCTCCTGGGAATAAGCCAGAGCCACGCGGTTAGGGTGAGGATGTTCACGAACTCTCCGGCCAGGTCCGCTTGGAACCATCGGGAGCGGTCATGCACCAGGAGCAGCGCGCCGAAGGTCCCGAGCCGCAGGAGCAGGATGGAAGCATGGATAACATAGCGCTGGACGCCGAGCGCGTTAGTCCAGCAGTAGCCGAGAAGCGCGGACAGGTAGCCTACACAGAACAACGCGCAATACAAACGTATCAGATAAACACTGGCGACGTAATTTGGGTAGATGATTGGTTGTCCCAGTACGCCTGCCGCACATATTGTCGTTCCCAGCGTCCAGCACCACTTCCGGACCGCTGAGCGCTCCTGATCCGACTGCATCCCAATCGCCCACGCGGGAGCCTCGATCACCGCGAGCATCGCGAGGACGTTCACCGACGCTGACCAGCTCGGAGCGTTCCAGCCCAGCAGGTAACATCCGGTCTCGACCGCAGACGCGCTCAGGTAGCAGAGCATCCCCGGCATCAGCAAGAACCTCGGCAGCAGCCATAGTTTCAGCCCCAGGATCAGCCCCGCGAGCGCGAAGTTCACCATTCCCTTAGGCATGGATTAATGTTAGTATCGCTCATGAACTGGATCAATCCTGGAGAACTTCCCCGCCCGAACCGCAACGACTTCCCCACCACCGGAGACTTCATGCTCGCCGATAACGTCTGGGTGAGCTTGCAGAATCCCACCAGCTACTTCATTGCGGCCACGCCTGCGCCGGAGTACGCGAATCCGCAGGCGTATATCACCGCGATGGAAGCCTACGCGCACTCGTTTTTCGATCACAACTTCCCGGTGCCGTATGTTCCCCCGGGATGGGACGCCAAGGGCGCAGCAGATTCCGCCTGTGCGGACTGCTTCAACAAGCTCGTGCAGATCCCGGTGAACTCCGGAGATCCCCAGACCTGGAGCGTGTTCATGGCCTGGGTCATGGGCACCGGGCAGTTGTACGGCGGGCATCCGGCGAGTCCGAGCGGAGCGAACCAGAACGCCAGCGCGGGACAGGAAGCCGCGCCTCCGGGAACGGTCCTCTAATGATTGCGAAAGCAAAGATGCCGTCCCAGACATGTAATAGTGGCTTTCTGTGCCCGCGCAAACGCTGGGGGATGCGCGGACTACTTGCTCTCTCGCTCCTTCTTGCGTCCTGCGGCGGAAGCGCTACCAACCCAAATACACCAGCGCCCATCCAGTCGGTTGACCTTAATATGTCCAAGTCTCTCCTGGTGGCACAGAAGGCAATCGAGGGTGATCCGAGCACCATCCCGCCTACCATTGGCCTGCGTGATCTCGCAGTGACGCATCCTACGTTCAAGCCGCAGATCAACCAAGTCATCGCGGGGTACAACTTAGCCGAGACTGCTTATCTCAGCTTCCATGCGGACGTAGTGGCAGGCAAGAACCCAGACCCTGCCGCGATCCAGTCGCAGATCACGGACATCGTACAGAAAGCTATTGCGCTAGCGGGGAGCGTAAAATGAACAGCACTACTGTACTAGCATGGCTTGAAGGTGTGACTGCTGCGGTGGCTGTGGTGCCGTCTCCGGCCACGCCATTCGCTGCCTTGGCGCTGGAGCTTGAGAAGATCGTCGGCTCCTCTATCGCCGCTTTAGCTGCGTCCAAGGGGCAGACAGTTGAGCAAGTGATAGCGCAGCTTCATCAGATCCAACCAGTACCGTGAGAACGGACGCCAACCGCAATCCCGCCGCGTTCACAACGGACATTGCCAAGCAAGCCGGTCTAGTGCTGGGGATGGACTACGAAGCCGGAGATCCGTTCCCGGCCCCGTCGAACCTAGTGACCGCCCGTATCCTTGGCGATCCAGTAGCTGTGACCATCCGGGTGATCGACCGGATTGGATACTTCACCAAGTCCGGTACGCCGCGGTGGATCTATATCGCGCTACCACGTTTCGTTTGGATGAGCCTGAGCGCAGAGCAGAAGCGCGATATTATCGGCTATCACTATCAGCACGAGGGAGGGACGGAGATGCGGAATCTGTTCCCGAACTACGGGCAGCAGTAGCCCTCATCGCTGCGTGCGCGGAGAGTGCGGCCTCATATACACAAGCTGAGCAGGTCGTCCAGCATTGCGTGCCATCGATTCGGTTGTGCTTGGCGTTGTGCTCGGCAATCTTCAGCGCCGCCGCCAACTGATCCGAGAGTTCTCGCTCTTGCTGATGCTGGCTCCGCAATTCATCCAGAACTTCCTCCACGCTGTGAACGTCGCGCCGTCCCGCAATTTGGCGCGCGTATTCAAGCGTGCGGTTGAGGGAATCCGTTAGCTCATCGTCCATTTTTTGCGCCTGCGCCAACTCCGCCTCTAGCCTCTGGATCGTCTGCTGATCGGCGAGGGACTGCTCCAGCATCTTTGCGTTCTGCCGATTCCCTTCCGCTAGATCGCGTCTGGTGTTGTCCAGTTGGGATTGCAGAAGCTCGCGCTCTGCCCCTATACAGACGGCGTTATGGTTCGGTAAAGCGTATCCGCAGTACGGGCATAACTCCTTGCATTCGCGGGGAGACTTCTTGCAGTAGAAACATCGTGCGCCATCGCTCATTTCCCGCTCCTTATCGCCGCCGCAATCCGATCCGCGAACATTCGCGCGGCAGGAATTGTTCGGCCATAATCCTCCGTGATCTTGGCGCACTGCTCCCGGATGGTCTGCTCGCTGGAGTCTTGGGCGGCGCGCTCTGGTGTAATCATCCAACCTCCGCCCTGGTATAGTCCTTTAGTGTCGGCAAGTCCGATAAAACACACTGGACAAAGCAGCCCACTTTCGGAGCCAACTACTGCGTTCCAAATATCATTGGGAGCGAACCAGACTACGTTCTTGCCACCGCACTGCTGGCAGGTTTCCTCCGGGTGTATCGTCATCGTCCTGGGGCGCTCGCTCATTTACCATTCCTCGCTTTCTTCGCGGTCCACATCGCGGCCACAGTCCTTACAGCGCGTGAAGCCGCCAGACTTAGGATCGATGAACTCCTCCTCATCGTGATAGCCGCGCTCGAAACAGATGCGCTCGCCCTTAGTCAGTTCCCGCTCTGCCGTGATCGTCCTTGGCCGGTCGCTCATTTACGTCTCCTTGCAACCGCGTAATCGTACAGCCAGATCGAGAGCCAAATAGCTACCAGCGTGTCTATGGCGTGTAGCATTCCCTCTCCCTTGCGGCATTCCCGCCTGATGTTTTCGCCTCCGCAGCCGGATCGGTTTCGTGATATTGCCACCATAGGGCCTCAAGTGCGTCTAATTGGTCCCGCCTCCAGCCTATAGAAAGGCAGAAGGCAAGCCATTCTGCACACTCTTTAAGCTTTTGAAGTCTGCGCATTTGCGGCATTCTCCGACTCGCGGAACAGGTCCTGATACGCGTCCGATCCCGGCAAGCATCCATACACAAGCCGGAACCGTTCCCGATTCGCGTCCGCACCGCGCCGGATCCTGGCGGTCTCGCCAGCCCCGGCGGTCTTGATCGTGGAAGCTCCGTGGTGCAGGAACGGGATGTCCACGCACACTGCCCGGATTCCGGCCCGGAACATCCGGACGTGATAGTCCGAGTCTTCGCAATACGCCGGGAAGTAGCGCTCGTCGAACCAGCCCACGCGGTCGGTCACGCGCCGGGAGATCATGAAGCAAGAGAAGTCCGGGTGCTCACGCTCATTCCAGTCATGCAGGACGTTCGACTCATCTACCAACTGCTCCGGGCGGTTGACGCTCACAGCCGTCACGAACTTCCCGCCGTGCCGATTGAGCTGGCTCACCGTGTCCGGCCGCAGTTCGATGTCGTTGTTACACACGAGCGCCTTCGACCATCCTGCGCGCCAGAGCGCCGCGAGCGCGGTGTTCCAGCATCTTGCGAGACTCCATTGCTCCGGCGCTGAGATCACCGTGAGCGACTTGGTCCGGAGCCATTGCGCGGTGCCATCGTTCGAGTGGTTGTCGACCACCAGGATCTCGACCGGGAGGTCCTGAGCCTGGACGCTCTTGATCGCTAGCTTGGTCAGGGCCAGATTATTTCGCGCGATCAGGACGACCGGGATGGGTCTGCGTGCGATCCCTTTTCCCACCATTCGATCACCTTCGTTGCGATCCGGTCCTGCGCTTCCGGCCCCGGCTTGTTCTTGCATGGCGCTGCTCCTTTCCGCTTGGCGCTTTTGGCGCGTGCTAGTTTCCGTTTGTCCCGGCCCTTCATTTCGTCGCCTCCATTCCCAAGATCCACCAATCCTGCGCGATGTCCGCCCCGGGGATCTTCCGCCAGTCGAATTTCTCCACGCTCTGGAACCCAGCCTTCTTCAGTGTGGCCTTGAGTGTCTGGAACGTAAAGCCCCATTTGTGCCGATCGGCTTCGTCCCCCATGTATGCGCCGTAGACATTAGTCATGAAGATCTGGGTGTCGATCCGGCCCTTCCACCAGGCGTCCACCAGCTCCACCATGTCGGGGACGAAGACCAGCAGGCTCGCCCCGGGAGCTAGAACGCGATGGCATTCTCCCAGCAGCGCGTCCGCCTCGCCGCACCCGTAGTGCTCCAGGACGTGATGGAGGCAGATCATCTCGACGCTCGCATCCTTCTGCTGCGTTAGATACGCCCAGCCGTCTATGCACACATCCGGAGTCCATCGTGCTTGCGCGTCGATATTCGTCCAGTCCTTAAATTTTCGCTGACCGGACCCGATGTTGAGCCTTAGCATGCCTGCAACGCCTTCCAGTATCGATCCCGCCCGGCGACCCCGCCGTTCCAGTGCATCACACAAGTATCCGCGCTCATGATCCCGGGGCCATCGCCCACACAAGCGAAGATCCGTCGGGCATAATCCAGCGTGACCTCGGGCAGAATCCCCGCGAGGAGCGCCGTGGTCCAGGCCCGCTGGTCATGATCGACCGGGTCCGCCCGGCGCACCCGGTCCAGGACGCTAATGAGATCCTCCGTTCGTCCGATCCAGCCACCGGCGTTCAGGAACCTCGGCCACCCGGTCGGCGCCACGGGATAGCTCTCCGCGCGCTCCGGGTCCGGATGGCAAGAGCGCTCGGCACTCACCACCACTGGCCGCCCGATGGCATGATACCGCCGCAAGATCGTCTCCTCGTCCTGCAAGAGTAGCGAGTCGTGCCCGTCGATCCACATGGCGAACTTCTCCCCTCGGGTCTCTAGGAACTTCCGCGCGCGGACCAGCTTGATCTCCGAGAACGTGCTCCACTTCCCGTCGAACTCCTGGAGCCGGATGCCCACGCGCTCGCAGGACGCGCGGGCGAGTGCGAGGTCTTGTCCTGCTGTAAACACGCAGAGTTCACTCACCGCCGAACCTCGGGTGCCATGAAATTATCCCACTCGCTCAGTTCCGCGAAACGCCAGCCGTAGCCGGAATTCGTATAGCGTGTGTTGTAGCTGATCACGATCTCATCGCCTGGATAATACGGCACATACGGGTACTGAATGAAGATCTTCTCGAAGCGGATCTTATACCGTCGCGTGTCTCCCTCATCCCAGCGTGCGAGGATCGTCACACTCGCGTAGCCATGCTCTTCTTCAAGCACCACCACATCTCCCACTTTCCGATTTTGTTTGTCGCTCATCGCACATCCCCCCACGGTCCGTCCCGGTGCCGCATCATCCCCAGTCCGTGCGAGTCGAGCGAGTAGTCGAAATACTCCCACCCGGGATGCTCAAACGCCCACTTCTTAATCGCCTCCGTCATGTCGTTATACACCCCAAACATCCACGTATCGTGCGCCACGATGATCGTCTCGAGCGTCGCGAACGACCCGGCCCACAATTCCAACTCGCGTTGCATCTGCTTGTACGTGTGGTCCGTGTCGATGAACAACAAATCCAGGGGAGACTCCGTGCTCAACATCCACGGACAAACACGGCCTACAGTTAAGCGATCTTCCGTCCGACCATGTACCAAATGCCAGCAGTCGACGCCCTGCGGGGGTTCCTCCGGGCGCGCGGGATCGAAGTCCACGCTGACCCAGAGCTTGTCCGGCTTGGTCGAACGCGCGAGCCCTTTAGCAATTGCCCGTGTCGAACCGTTGCCGAATCCCGTCCCGAGCTCCAGGATCACTGCGGACCTGCTGGCAAGCTCCTCCAGGACCGGCATGTGCGCCGCGATGTCCGGCTGGTCCGGGCGGCGCTCGATCTCATTTACCATCGATCCTCCCCATTGGCCGCACCATATGCTCGCAGCCCGCCGCCAGCGCCTCCAGAATCCGCGCCGCGTAGGGCATCACTTCCTCCCGGCGCGGACACGTCTCCAACACCCGAGCCGCTGCCATCGCTGCCGCGCATAACGCATGGAGCTTCTCGGCTTCCTGCGCCCCGGGAACATAATACGGATCACTCATAGATATACCCCGTGGCTCGCTGAGCCTCACGTTCCTTCCGCCCGGGCGCGTCAGCGCCCGCCGTGTTCGTCAGCCCGGTGTGCAGCACGACATGCGGATGCACGACTCCAATGCGTCCACCGTTTTGCGTGAGCCTCTCGCACCATTCCGCGTCCTCGGACTGGCACGTCCCAGGGGCGCACTCGCGGGAGAACGGGCCCACCTGGTCCCAAGTGTCCCAGCGCATGAGCCACGACGGCCCATCTAATACCTCATGTGTAGTAAGGCTCAGATCCGAGAATGGCAAGCGTGGATTCTCATGCTGATACGACGCTTCTTGGTGATATGGATGAATCTGACCGCCCCATAACTTATATTGGTGGAATTCTTCGGTAAGTTCCGCCGCTACGATCAGTTTCCCTAACCATCCCGGGAGAAACGCCACGTCCGAGTCACTGAAGTACAGCCACTCCCCCCGGCCAAAAGTCTGCTCCGACCAGAACGCCCCGAGGTTCTTCCCCCGCGCCAGCACATGCGCACTCTTCTCGATCCGCAGTAGGCTCACGTTCGGGCGTGTAGCGTGGGCTTCGAGCATCCGCCGAACGCGGAAGTCGCTGGAGCAATCATCCACCAGCGTGAGCGTGTAGTCTTCGCGTGGCGTGTTGGCAGCGAGGGTCGCTAGGGCTTGTTCGAGCAGCCGCATCCGATCACACACTAGCATCACTATGTTCGTCATGTTCCAACCTCAATCGGCAGCACGTCCCGATACTCGGATGCCAACCAGACATGCGGCAGTCGATGATCGCTCTTCATACTTCCGCCGAGTAGCCAAGAAGCCTTTGCATAGCTATCCTTTGTGCTGCTCCCACCTCCCGAGTGCAGGCAAGAAATCCCGGTCATCCAAATCTCCTTACCGCGCCGCGCGGCCTCGCACGCAATGAAGCCGTCGAGCATATGATGTCGCAGATGTTCCACCGGCCAGCCCCCAATCTGCCTGAGCCAATCCGTCCGGATCGCCATGAAGAACTGCTCGATCACCGCGACCCGGCGCTCTCCAGTGAACCGCACGCCGTGAATTTCAGCGTCGTCCTGATTGCTCGCGTACCCGCGCCGCGCCATGTTCCAGATGTTCCAAGGCTTGCGGTAGAGATCCCGCGAGCCGAGCGCCGTCGCGCCGCCCAGGCCCACGGCCACGCAGTTGCTATTGCTCTCGAAGAGCGCCATCACCTTCTCGCGCCACTCCGGATCATGAATAGAAACATCATCGTGTATTAGTATCTGCACGTCCGTCTCGCAAGTCTCTAGGAGATTCTGGTATGCAGTGCAAGGCGAGACTGAGTTGCTCATATTGTCGTAGAACCGCACGCCATACCCGGATGGACGCACCCCGTTCGGCAACTCCCGCGATTTTAGATACTCTTCCGGCGCGGCGCATTGCGGTCCGGAGCCGCCGCAGAGCACGCTCACGATCTCGGAGGTCACCGCGCCCTCCAATACGTATATATAATTAAGCCCAAACAGCACACGAAGATCAATAAAATAGCTAAGCGCGCAGGCGAAAGTGCATTGGCTGGCAGTAGCGTCCATGAACTCGAAACGCATGTGTACACAATGCCATTTACTACCTGCGGGGCGGTTTCAGCTTGGCATACTCCGGTCATCGCAGGCACTCCCGCAGCCAACGCTCCCACAGGAACCTCAGGTTCGGCCACTGCAAATGCCGCACACTCTCGGCGTTCTGCTCGGCGACATAGCTCCAATCCGCGCGCTTCTGCTCGATCTGCTCGATCGCCGCCCGGGCGAACCCGTGCCCGCTCAGAATCGCGCGCTGGACATTATGCGAGGTCTCGACGCGGTACGCGACAGGGCGCACCCGGCAGCTCTCCGCCACCAACTCCTGCCCCGCGCCATAGTCCGTCGTCACGCAGCTCGTGCCACAAGCCAGTGACTCCAGGATCGTGTACCCAAATCCCTCCCCCGCCGTAGGCAGCAGGGTGCAGTCGCACGCGGAGTACCGGATGGCCAGCATCTCGTCCGGCAGGCTCGTGCTGGTGTCCAGAATATCCTGCACGCCATAGTCCGCCGCGAGCGCGTACACGTTCCAGTACGCCACCAGCGCGTTGGTATGGAGCCACGCCCGGAGGCGATTGCCGTAATGCTCCCGCAGGATGGCGAGGGTCTCGAAGAAAGTGGGGAAGTCCTTCCGAGCCTGGTTCGCCGCGACCATCCCGACCCAGACCTCAGCGTCGTTCTTCACCATCGCCCCTCTGGCATGAGCTTGCGGGTGGAACTTGTCCAGGAAGAACCCATGAGGGAGCCAATCAGCGTCCGCTCTCCCCGAGCGCTTAGCCACAGCCGCTCCCCATTCGCTCGCGCAGAGCACCCGATCATAGCCCAGGATCGTATTCCGGGCCTCGATCCCAAGCGCGCTCCCGTCCGGCCCGGTCGAGTCCAGCGGGAAGTATCCCACCTTGCGGAACTGCCGGCCGCTCCCCAGAAATTGTTCGAGCTTCGGCGGGGCAAACGCCGGATCTGCGAACCACACTCTACGGGAGGGATCATCGGTCGTGAGAATGATCCCTGGCTCGCCCTGGGAGAAGTCCTGCCAGACTTCGCGGATCACGTCCGCTCCCCACTCGTGCCGCTCGTCGAAGGGATACAAGCAGAACGGAAAGCGCGTGCGGTTCCCCTCGCCCCGGCCCATATATCCCACGCGGAACTCCGGGAGCGTACACGCGAGCGTCGCGAGGTCCCGGCCGATGCGCGAAAGACCCCCAGGTAATGAAGGATTATCTCCCACTATCAGCAGCGGGTTCGAGAGCGACTTGAACTGGAGCGGGATCACTTCTTCGCTAGACCCTTCTTGGCATCCTTGGCGTGCTTCTTTTCCATGGCGCGGCCCTTCGCGGTCTCCTTGTTCCCTTTCATCGCCCCCAGCTTGTTCATCGTCCCGTAGACGGCTCCCGGATTGCCGGGATATTCCTTCTTCAGCTTGTCTTCCAGAAACTTCGGCATCGCATGTCTCCTTGGCTAAAAGTTAGGGCGACGGGAATTGCACCGTGTATTTCATCTTGCGCCATCCTGCCGCGCATGTCAACCATTATCTGTTCTGATTAACGAACCCGCAGCCCAGGGCACCCGGACGACGCGAGCGCGCGCTCCACTCGCAAGTCCCGCGAAGGCGTGATGCTCCGGCCATATGCGATACGCTGCACATACTGATGCGAGACCTTCGCCTCCGCCGCGATCTGCGTGAGCCTCCCGCGGTGGTCCAGGATCCACTTCCGGACCTTCTGCTCGGTCTTGCTCAGCTCCCGCCGGGGTCTCGGGTTCTCGCGTGTTTGGTAAGCGGCCATGCGGATCATTTTACGGTGTATTTGCAACGGATGCAACATTCTTCCGCGCTTGCCACCATTCCCACATCCGCTGGGGCCACGGCTTCACGGGAAGATGCGCGGTCAGAATCGCCTTCAACTCTTCAACATCCACTTCCTTTGCATCTTGCATCAGCGAGAAGAACTGCAATGGCGGCTGAAGCGGATCATCATGGCGGAGGATCGAAATATCCACTCCCATCCGCGCATGGATCGTACACGCTAGCCGATGGATCTCCGCCGAACTAACCCAGCGATGGTTCTGGACGATGATAAGCATTAGCCGACTTTAGCCTCTGGCGGCTCGACAGTCTGGATGAGCCGCTCTTCCCAAATGAATATCTTCACCTGGCACTTGTGAGAGTCCGCGATCATCCTCGCCCACTTGAGCAGCGATCCCTCGTTGTGCGAGAAGTTCTGTAACGGCACCCCGTTCTGTGTGACGCCCACCGCTAATGCCCGATACTTCATACGGTCGCACCCAGCCTTATTTTTTCCCAGTGATCCCAGTCCTGGCTGATCTCCGCCTCGACCTCGCACCACAAGCCCTCAGGTGCGGTCACCGGATCTGTCAGGATCGTACAGGGAGCTTCCATTAACGGCTTCACGTCCGCTAGGAGATTGTCGAGGCGCTCCACAGGACACTCGAAATACAGCGCGTCATGCACGTCCGCCAGCAACCCATATCGTTCGTCCCATCCGCGCTCCCCGATCTCGACCAGCGTCTTCCGTTTGATCCCATAAGCATTGGCATTTGGAAGGTACGCCGTGACCGCCTCGTGATCATCCCCCGGGACCAGTAGCCACCTTTGCCCCGACTTATGCGTCCACACCCGCTCTTCACCGCGCGGTTGGTAGTTCTCCGCCACGGGCCGGCGGTGGTAAACATCCCAGAACCGCCTAATGTGCCCAAACCGCGTAATCAGCTGATGATCCACATCCGCGCGCATCCGCACTTCCGACTGCCAAGCTGGAGTCTTTGGAAACAGCGCCGCGAGTTCCCGCTGACACGTCGCGGCCTCAGCAATGTCCTTGAATGTCTCCTGCCACAAGTACCAGAGCGACCTCGGACCTTGCCCGTTCTGCCATGCAAAGATCACCCGTTTGGCGATGTAATCCCGGATCTGCCCGAACGTCATCCCCGCCGGGAATCCCCCGCGGGCATACTCGGGATAAAGCGTGTCCGACGTGCGGTAGAACTTGAGCCTGTCCCGGAGTTCTCCCGTGTCCCAGCCGAACGCCACCTCGGGGCGCTCTAGCTTGAGCAAACCCACCAGCGTGACAAACGAGTGCATATCCACCCGACCGATCCGGATGAACGGATCGTCCTGCGCCTCGAACCCCCCGGTGATGATGAAGAACGATTTCCAGTCGAACTTCACCATGCGATAGCCAGAGCGCGCAACGATCATCTGCTTCATCCGGTGCGCGATCTCGCCGTGCGCGTAGAAATTCTGCGCGTTCGGCGAATCGCTGGAGAGCTGCGGCGTGGCGGGCTTGAACCCGAAGTTCGGATGGACTCTGCCGTCCGCTCCCGGCGCCCACCCGCGCACATACGTTCCTCGCGCCTTGGCGATCTCCCGGTGCTCCAGGATCTTCGGCAAGAGCAGATCCTCGGTCCGTTTAGCTAGCCGCGCGAGCTCGGCCTCAGCCGTGGTCGGCTTCCCCGTCTTGTGGTCGAGCGGGACCTTCCAGGGACTCTTCTCCCGCGCCCAGCTCGGGGCCAGACTCGCCATGGTCGGATGCCGCTCGCAGTAGGCCGCAGCTCTCTCAGCGACGTCCTTATCCCGCATGTGCTCGATGTAGCGAAGGACCTGCTGCCAGCTGCCGGGCAGGAAGTCCTCCACCCGCGCCCACCGCTTGACCCGTCGAGTCACCTTCCCGGTGTTTCTACATTCCAAGCAATCCGGATCAATCGTTTTCTTGTGCGGCTTCGCCCAACCACACGCACACTTCACTGAATCTTCAAACTCCCGCTCGACCCACTTGAGTGGAATGTCCGGCCGCACGAACCGCTTCCCTCCATGGCATTCAGGACATTCAATCACCCTGTTCTTGCCGTTCGCCTCGGCCGGGATCAATACCTTTCCGGCACCGGCACAAGTTTCGCAATCCCGCAGCAGCTTAGCTGGCGTCCGCACATACCCGCGCTTGGGACTGACGTTCTTGATCTCCTCCGGGAAGAGATCCTGGCACTCCGACTCGATCCGTTCGAGGGTCGCGGTGAACTCCACGTCGAGCGCAAGCCGCTTGGCGTCGTCGACCGGAATGCCGCGCGCGCTCATCCGATCTAGTACAGGCGCCAATCGCACCACCTGGTCCTGGTATCCGGAGCAGAGCGAGATGCCCGAGATTGGATGCCGAGTCTGCGAACAGCTAACGCGCAGCCCTGCGAAGATCCTCTGGGGCATGTCCACATCGAGCGCGCCGTACCAGTGCGGATCACTCGCCGAGAGGTGCTTCCACGGGCCCACCTCCGGGCAGTGAAAGCTCGTCGCGAACTGGAGCCCTCGCGCCAGATCCGGCTGGGAGTGATGCCAGAAGTCCATCAGGTCATGCCACTCGCCGATGTCCGAGCGGATCCCCATCTCGCGCAGGATGGGACGATCGAACTTCCTCCCGTTCCAGTCGAGCTTCGGATTCGGCAGCTCCAGGATCTCCTGGAGCACTGGCCTCAGCTCTGGGAACCAATCCGAGACTAGCGCCTGCCCGGGCCGCCAAGAAATTTGCACCTGGGTAACATCACGTCGAGTAATCTCGAACTCGCTTTCGTCAGACGCGGTGATCGAGTCGAGGGTCTCGAAGTCATAACTAATAGGAAGAGTAGGATCATGTAACAGAATCCCAAGAGCGTCGCGCCAACTAGCAAGAGTAGCGCCCATTCGGTAATCGTCATACTCGAACCTCCTCGCGCCGTCCCGCGCGGTCGCCACGGCCAGCAGAATATCCCGGATCAGCACGCCCAGCAGGCTCATTCCCTGGGTGCCGCCGCCGGCCGCCTCGATCTTCCCGCGCGGCCCGGACTCCTCACGCTCCTTGCTGCCCCTGCGGAGGAACGATGGATGATAACTGCCCACCACCGGGATCCCTTGGTAAGCCGTGCCGGGCACCACGAATCCGCGCGTCATCCCGATCCCGCACTTCTCCCCGGAGAGCCCGGTCAGCTCCCGCATGGCCATCCCGCCCAGCGCCAAGATACACTTCGGCGCGCGCTCTCGGACCAGGGCATCATTGAACGGCTTGCACGCCGCTATGGCCGCGTCGCACCAGGGCGCGCCATCTAACCAATTGCGTGGAGGCCGGTACCACACTAGGTTTGTGATTGTGAGCGAATCTCGTGTAACTCCCGTTCGATATAACGCGCGCTCGAAAATCGATCCGGCTTCCGCGTATGGCCTGAGGGGCAGCTGGTCGCGCTCTTCGCTCTCCCCAAGCGATTCACCCATTACAAGCACGCCAGAGCGCCCAGCCCCTTCGGGCTTCATCAACGGCCGCGTCGTCCCGTCCGGGAATCCTGGGAACCTCACTGGAGGACCAACTTTCGTCCTGATGTAAACGTGAGTGTTGTTCCTTGCCAACCATAGCGATGGAAGTATTTCACATCCTCCAGCAAAGCCGCCTCAGACTTGAATCCGATTCGGTAGCGACCGCCAAAGCCGATCCACTTAAATGTGCCATCCTTTTGTTGTTCGATGTCGGCGATAATTCTTCCGCCGCGCTTCACATGCCAACCGGATTGGTCGTTCACAACACGCCAGAGCTTCATGCCGTCTTCTCCGCATAGATCCGCTCCAGGATCTCCTCTTGCCGGTCCGAGATCGATCCGCGCCGCTCGAACTGATCCGCTATCGACGCCACAAACTCCTCCTCCCACTGCGAGAGTCCGCGAGCTTCCGTCTGGATCGTCGTGAGCCAATGCGCAATCACGTCCTTGGTGTGAGTCATTCCGCGACCACCTGTATGTTCATAACGCCCCAGCTCCGCGACTCTTCCGGATACCCGCTCTCCCTTGCCGTCATTGCCTGGAGTGCGTCGTTCACCGTTATCTGCGCTTCGCGCGCACTCACCTCATCCGGCACAATCAGATCGAACTTGATCTCGTATGTCATGACTCTCCCCACAAAAATACGGCCAGCGCCCGCGCGTCCTGGCCGTCCCAAGGATCGGAGGAAACTACTTCGCCCCGGCGCTCTCGGACTTCTTAGCGTCCTGGACGTCCTGTGCCAACCGGGTGCGGTGCCATCCCAGCG